TTTGGGTCCATGGGGATTAAGGGGCGGCGGGGCGGGTGTAGCCCCCCTGTAGCTGTTACGAGCCAGTGCCTCCGAGTAGCTGTTGCTTATCTCCTTGGCTATATACGCTTCTTCGTATTCGGCAGCAGCTATCCTTGATGCGTAATCCGGAAATTTAGGTTGGGCATACACACCTTCACCAGGCATATAATTAGGAACCAGAGGCGTTGTCGTCTCTGGTAGTGTAGCCGGAGTATAATTCTCTTCTTCGGCTAATTTTCTTTGCCTTGCCACATCTTCGTAAGTGGTTTTAGCAGCAGGATTATATCTATCTATATTATTGTCAGCCATAAATTTTCTGCAAAAAATCGTTCAACTTACTAAACTTGTCATTCATGTTGGGCGTGATATTTATTCCTCTCATATACGGATCCCTCATCTGATCAAGACGTTCTTGAACAGCCTCCTTCACGTATTTTACAAAGAAGTACTGAGGACACTTCTGGTGAATGCTATTCCAGTAATCCGCATACTCATCATTACCTGGATCCAAAGGAACAAAATCCGAGAACAACAATGCAGGATTTTTAGAATTTTTAGTCCTTTTGTCATAGAAATTGACCGCTACCTCTCTTGAACCCCTATCGTCCATTCCCTCCAACTGAACTGATATATTATCAGACATGTCAATAAAATTATCAACAAGGGTTTTAACAACATTCATTTCTTCTGGCTTAAGGTAAGAACCATGAACCTTTACTATATCATAAAGATCATTCTTGACATCAGCCTTAGAAGCCAAACGGGGAAGACCATTACGTATGAGATACTTATCATAAGAATAGCCTTCCTTCTTTCCGGTATCTACAAAATCACAAGTTCCAAAACTTGATTTGTAACCATCTACTGGATAATTGCGCTCCTCAACCGAAGGATCTATACCTGCCTTAAGAAGCTCATCATTTGTGATCTCTACCCTTTCTGTAACATAAGAGTTTTTACCAGACCCTACTTGAGCAGTCAAGAACCTTCTGACAGTGCCATTATCTATCTCGGCGTCCATATTGATGGTATTAATAGCAGTAGGATCCAGATTATTTACCTTTCCTGCCATGTAACCAGACAATCTTCTAAACTGAGCCTTCTGCAAAGACTTTTCAGGTGAATCAGCATTCCAATTGTATCTTTTGTAAGAATCAAGGTAATGATACTGAGACAAAATATCAGAAATCTGATCGGGAGATACAGACATTTTTATCTCGTCCTGCATCTGACCTGCTATCATGTCAGACACCCTACTATTTTTCTCAGCATATCTTAACTGAGTAATAGTCAAAGGCTCCCCTTCTTGATAATCTTTTAAATCTATATCACCATCCTTATCTATAGTCATATAATCGGATATATTAAAATCGGGATCACCATTAAGTTTCTTCATTCCATTAATAAGAGCCAACGTACCAGTAGAAGAACCATTATCCTCGCCTGTAATAGCATCAGATATGTTTTTCCCCAACTTGCCGGCACTCGCCTTAGCTCCTAATGACGGAGATATAGCACTAAGAATATCTATTCCTCTCGAAGGATCCATCATGTACTCTCTAAACCCTACAGCATCAGATACGCCAGTTGTTATGGCCGTGGCGAGTAGGAAAGCTCCAGCCTTATCATCTGTATCGGTAAGATTTATAAAAGAATTTCCTTTCATAAACTTAGCATTACGAACTTTCCTGATAATATCCTTATTTTTTTCAGTAACTATATTATCGATTTGATAATCAGTTATGTTATTTATAGCCTTTGTAGCTCCATTTGCCTTAGAATCAGAAAGAAGTAAAGCATCATAAGCTTCAGATAATCTGTTATTGCCTTGCCCGAAATATCCGTTTTTCTGACCTCCATTGTTTTTCAAATAAGAATATATCCGCTCTTCAGGAGTCATATTAGCATACAATCCTGGATCAGTTTTTTCTTCTTCGTATGATGCTGCAACGATATTGCTTCTATCTGTAGGAGATAATGAGTTATATAATTTCAATAAATTGGCTTTACGATCTGTAGAATGAGATTTAAGTAACTCGTAAGGAATATTGGCCAAATTAACAGATCCTGTCTTACCTGTTCCAGAGTTAATAGCCGTAGGCCCGTCCATAGGAGCCATAGGCACTCTCATACCGCCTGCACCTGTCGTGCCTGCGGATGAGCTTTCAGTTCCCATCTTGGCACCGTAAGTACGCATGTATTCGGTTTCAATCTTGGCCTGAGCAAGCTGCTCTTTTGCCAACGATATTTCAACCATAGACTTAGCATTATCAGTCAAAAACTTTTGCTGAGCCCTATCCTCTGCCAACCTTGCAAAATAAAGATCATCTTTCTTCCTTTCAAAACTTGTATTGTCGTATCTCCATGCATCAGTCATCTTATCGAAAAGATTATTGGTAACAACAAAATTAGCGGCCGCTACCGGATCTGACGAAGCTATTATCATATCTGCCTCCCTCTTGGCTTCTGCTTTCTGATTTTTAGCTTCCTGTATCTGACTGTCAATACGATCAATAATATCTTTATTATCCCCTACTGATTTCTTTTTCGCTTCCAATGCTCCTATGTGTCTATCGTATCTTTCGACATAAGACCCAATGTATTGACTAACCAAATCCGGATTACTGAACACCGGATTGGTAGCTGCCATATATGATGCCTCTATTCTCATCTGATTCCTCATGTTTTCAGATAAGTTAGCAGACACAAAATTCCTTATCTGGGAATCTGTAAGTTCATCTACGTTAACTTCTATAATCCCACCAGTAGGATTACCTTTAACATCATATTCTGTTGTTTGAATCTTCTTGCCTTCGTTATTTTTCCTAAAGTCACTAACCAGCTTATTTATCTCCTTAGTATAATCGACATAAGGAGAATAATGAAGACCTCCTAACCTTGATCCTGCTTTACCATCTGACCTCCATTTGTAATAAGGATCCAAAGCATGCCATTCATTAATAGGAGAATAAAGTTCAGGATGATTCTGTTTTATATATTCTATTTCCTTCATAACCCTCTTGCCTTCTTTTGTGCCGGCAATAGCGTTAATGACCGTATCATCCAACACCGAACTTATCTCTCCTTGTATGGCTCTCGTAACACCATCAGAAGAAAGATCCACGCCTTTGAATTTTTGATTGATGTTAGCAATCACACCTGACATCTTATCTTCCATATAAGCGCGGGCTTCAGGCTTATCTATCTCTTGACCCATAAGATAATCTACCTGGGTATAGATCTTTTCACGAGCAGCATCAACCTTCTGCTGTTTATACATCATGACGTCCTTAACAAGATCTATGTTGTAAGGACTAACATACGGGGCATATTGCCTTAAAATACTATACTGTGAAGCCACTATTTGGTCCTCCTTCTTCTTTTATTTTCGTCATCTTCTTCATTTAAACTTCTCAAGTAAGGTGTAGAATAATCACCCATATTCATCACATCCTGATTACCTTGAACGTAAATAATTTGACCACTTGGAAGCATTCTCATATTCGGAGCTATGGAAGCTATGGTATTCAACGATGTACGAACATTGAACTTATTCTGTATCTCGCTGTTTATGCTGTCATAATAACGAGCAAGATTTTCATCCCTTATAGCCATAGCCTTCAATAACCCAGATTCATAACGTTGCCTTTCCGCTATGTTCTTATCGTCTGTCTGAACATAAGCCATTTCATTGAATCTATCAGCTTCGTTTATTTGCCTTGCGTTATTGAAATTTACTTCATTAACGTACTTGGCTATATTGCTTCCAGCTATGGCGTTCATATTAGCCAGAATAGCGGAGCGCTGGGAGTCGGGCACGTCACCTACTGCGTCCAACTGAGCTGATGTCGCACGGTTGAGCTCGTTGATATACTGATCAGCAGATTGCAGAACTGGGTCTATTCTCGGAGCCTGATGCCTTTCCAATCCCTCTATCTCTAATCCAGTATCAAGCATCCTCAACATCTCAGGGAATATAGGGCCTGATAAAGCAGGACTGACACCTTTTCTTCCGTTTGTATCATCTTCTTCCTCAGCTTCCGTTTCTACAGTAGTATTAATAACAGGATTTTCTTTCTTCACTTCTATCCTGCCTGGAGAACCTGGGTTGGGAGATTTAGCGCCGGTCCCTATAGGTTCAGCTTCTATAGGTTTTGATGCCGGATTTACGGCTTCTAAAACAAAGTCTGTTTCTGACATCAAACCACTATCTTTTAAAGCAGCAAACTTATTATAATCGGCACCCAGAATCTTCTTAGCTGCATCAGATTTATCACCAAATAAGTCAACATAATTCTTTATCCCTTTTTCGTTCAACAATCTCTTTTGTTCAGGAGTAACTACATCCAATCCATAAAATGATCTGGTTGCCGTAGTTTGTCCAAATTTGTCATCTACGGCAAATGAGTTATATGCCGATTTACTTCCTTGGTCGTACTTACCGGCATCTTCTCCCCAAAATCCGTATTCGTCTCTAAATTTCTTGGCTTTTTCAGCATTGGCTATAGCACCTGATTCCGCCAAAGCCCATAGGTTATTTAGTTGGCTATTGTATCCGGTCTGGAATCCTTCTGTATTAAAATCGCCATCTGTATTGTATTTATTAGCCCAACGGTTAATATCAAGCAAATTAGAAATAGCCTTGTTGTTTACCCTACCATAACCGGAACTGCTTCTGTGTTGCAGATTTTGATTAGAATTTACACCAGAATCAGGATTAAGAATCTGTTCTCTGTCCGCAACATCCACTATAGACATATTAAGAGCACGTCCAAACTGCTTCATTAAAAGCTGCTGTACTTTCTTACCCCACTCTATCTGTTCTTTGGTAGGGCCGCCTTCAGCCATTTTCCTAACTCTCTTTACATACTCATCGTATATCCAATTTTTAGCATCAGATTCAGATACGTTAAGAGCCTTAGCCTGTTTTCTCACGGCATTTAAATCAACTTTTCCGCCATCTCTAAAGAAAGCATCTATCTTTTCTTGGCGTTTGGATTCCTCTTGTTTGTTATAGACAATATCAGCAAAAGACCTGAATTGTACCTCAAGTTCGTCTATTTCCTTTTGATTATCATTTACGTACTTGGAAAGAATAGACTTATTCAACTCAGAAGTGTTTTTATCCTTAACATCCTTATTCTTTTCTAACCTCTTGAAAACACGTTCCTGATCATCATACTTTTCGGACAATCCTATTTTTTTCTTATACCTATCAAGAAGCGTAGCATACGTATCTTTTTCCGTAGCTCTAATGCCATAATTTTCCCTTACGTAAGAAGCGAAATCATCATCGATAGTACGGTAATCTGAAATAATATGAGCTTCTGGCAAATCAACGGGAGTGCCGCCGTCTTCATGCCTGTCACCTTTTGACTCCATAGGACCAACGTCATCCGGAGTCAAAACGTATTCTCCTTTTTCTATCTCAACATTAGCATTATCCTCCATAGATTTAGGAAGAGGGTAAATGTATTCTCCTGTCAAATCGGAAGAATCTATTCTCTGTCCATTTCCGAGGTTAACACCACCGCCTTCACGTTCCCATCGGATAAACTGCTTCCGGCGCTCTTTTTCGAGCTTTTCCCTCGCCGCCTGCTCGTCTCTGCTGGCTGCATACGCAGCAGATGAAGCTCCCATGATATTACGGGTAAGACCTAATCCTAAACTAACACCAGACAAGGCAGCTTGAGCCACATTAGCACCGACCTTATTACCGGCTCTTATACGGCCAAGACTTGTACCGAACATTTGAGCTCTGCCGGTTAGATCGGGTGAATAATATGGGGTAGTCATAGGATCAAGAGGATTACCATCTTGGGAACGTTTTTCTTTAGAGGAATCAGAATCAACACCACCTAAATTCATTGCATTATCAACGACTGATTTCTCTACGTTTTTAACCATACCCCTATTATCAGCGAGATATCCTGCATATCCTGCATCATGATTTTCAAAAAACGGATCGGATGTAGGCATACCACTAAATGGATTTATCTCCCCCTCCTCTGTTTCTAAAGTCACATCAGAAGGCATATATATATTCTGAATATCAGATTCACCCCATTTATTAACAGGCGTTCCATAATCAAGAATAGGCTGAGTAGAGGATACATTAATATCCTGTTTCTTATCCTGAACACTACCGCCAGGAGCGAATATCGGACGATTTTTTATGATTCGTAATTTCATACTATCTTTTTTCACAAAGATAAGAGAAACGAACGAGAAAATCCAACGTTATGGGATACGTTTAAAAATCAGGGACGTATGACAGACAAACCGCCCGAATCAGGGTCGTACTTAAGACCGCATGCCCGGCGATAGTTCTTAAGCGCTCTCTTGTACAAAAACAGCACCGTCTTGGAAACTATTTTCTTCATAGATTTGGTTAAAACCTCTTCTGTTGAAACAGACATCAGACAGCTATTCAAGAACGACCTGACATTGAAACCGAACAAGGTCTTCACCATTTTTCTAAACGTTCTAAAAAGATATGATGCAGAAAGAGCCTTTAATCCATTGCGAACCAGTCTCTTATTCAAATACGAAACAGCCTTGTCGGATAGACATATCCTATTCTTTCCTTCGCTGTCTACCTCTGACGAAAACCACGAATACAAGGTGGTAGGATGTTTCTTGAGATGATTGATGAAGGAAGTCATTATCCCTTCTTTTAAAGCCCTTTTATGGGCTACGCATGCAGCAATCTTCTCTTCTCTTTTCAAAGAGCTGTCAAGGCATCTAAACACCGTCCTATCGTCTCCGATGAAATACTGAGGACGTTCTTCCTTAAACTTAGCCCTATAAGCGGCATATCCTTCCTTACGAAGCATATCTATCTGAGACCGGATATAGAACCTTACACACTTTTCTTCAGCTTCTTGCACGCTTTTAAGATAGGGAACTGACTTTCTCCCATATCGGAGATAGTCATAAACCATAGCTTCAATAAAGTCATTGTACGGAAAGAATCTTCCAAATCCAAAGTTCCAAACTATGAAACATCGCACTCTATCTTTCCAGTAATCAGATATGAGAAAGTTGCTACAATATCTCAACCTCTTGTCTTTCTGATAGAAATGATGAGTATGTTTGTCATAAAATAGATTAAAATATCTCAAATTGCCTAAACACTGACCGGCTGGACGGCGTACTACATTGTACCCTAAGTTGCTGAAGCTATTGTATATAACTTCTATAGGAGAGACCTGCTCTTTCTTAAAGAGCTTGTCGTGCAACTTGCGAGGATCTGTTATTTCTTTTAACTTTGTCTCCATGATTATTTTATTGTTTCAGTGCAAAGATATGGTTTTTCATCATACGCTCAAAGAAGAAAATGCACGGCCTTGTATCCGGTTTGAGAGAAATAGGATACAAGGTTTTTTATTTTATGACGATTTGGATAAGAGACGGGAAAACGACTCTGAACGTAACAGCCTGACCGTCAGGGGTGGGACAACAAATCTTGAATTAAAACTACGCCTATGAATAGTCTCCGTTTTCCTTAATATTAAGACCATTTTCAATGATCTTACTCATTATATTATTTATATTATTTTATATACTTTACCATTTATTCATATAATTGTTTACAGTGAATGAACTTAACGACCGAAGGGAGTTAAGTGAGTGAACAGATTGACAAATTACTTTTTCCGTTATTATATTGTTTGCCTAATTGTGTTAAAAGATTGAGTATCGTGACCGAAGGGAACGATGCGAAAGAACATATAACATTTAAAAAACGACTGAACCTATCGACTGAAAGGAGATAGGTGATGGAGTGACGTTAATAGTTATATTAGGTAGCCAGTAGAGAATTAGGCAGGCTGGTAGGCGAGACGGGCTCCCATGCCCGTCAGAACAGTGGAGGTACGTAGGTCTTTTCTGTTAAACCAAGGCGATGATAGTTCCATCCTTCACGAAATCGCACAAAAAAGCCGGATTATCTTGATATCGTTCTTCAACCTTCGGTATCCGCATAACGAGTCTCAAATCCGGCTTCGCTTTATTAATATGAGAAATAAAATAATATTGTTCTAATTATCAGTGACGCCTTTAATGCGAAGTTGTATATTGGGAAGCACGGCATTAATCAAAGCCATTTTCTTATCCTCTTCGCTTTCTTTTTCATGCTGTTTATACATCATGCTGTAATCACTGTCATCACCATCCTTTTTCCCGTCTAACGTCAGTAAATGATTTACGATGTCCTTACCATACGTTTCAGTCCATGTACGGAATCTCTCTTCCTCGGACTGTCCCTCCTGGGACGGGGCTTCCGGGTTAGGAAGGGCGGCTGCCACTTCTACCTCTGGAAGTGTTACCGATGCTGCTATTTCAGCATCATCTCCGAATCCCATTTGACCATACGAAGATACGGAATTTTCTTCAATTTCCAAACCAAGATTTTTAGCAACCTCCATAGCATAATTATAACGGTCATCGTTTCTTATAACACTCTTATGAGGACGTCCTGCTCCTTGGTTCCAAGCTACTACAGCATCTTTAAGGTTATCGGCGTTCATGAAGTCCTGCCGGCTGTAGTTGTAATACCCTGGTCCTTCTTTTCCTTTTCTTGTGTATAAGAAATTAGAATATCCGGTTTTCCCTTCGTATTCATCAGCTAAGAACTCAAGTTGGTCTTTGAATGTTGGTGTAGAATGACCTTTCTTTTTGGCGTGCTTGAATAGCTTATCCATGCGCTCATTATGCCATTGCTGTATGCCGTATGATGTTCTGTTGTCTCCGTATATGTCATCTTTAAGACCGGATTCAGCCATGAGATTACCTATGATAGCAAGCGCCTGTATCTTAGACATGCCTCTTTTATTAGTAAAATATTCATATGCTTCACGCTGTTTACCAACCACGCCACCTTCTTTCTTGATATTGGTATTGTATCTCTTTCCATTCCACGTAAATTCCTTAAGACCTCTTTTCCTGGCTTCTTTAAAGGCTTCGCCTCTTGTAGTGGAAATCGGGTCTTGTAATTCAAGATCGTTTTTTATACCAAGAATGGCATTAATAATATTATCATCCTTTTTATCATCATCATCTAATTTATCAACATTATTCGAAACGTAAGATTGGCTTATTAAATTTGATACGCTTTTTCTATTTTTATAAGTTCCTTCTTTATCTGATGGAGCTTCAAAAGCATACACAAGTGGATACGAATAATCCGTATCTGGATCTTCTGACATAAATTCGCTTACTGCATGAATGGCTTTATTGTATTTAGTATCCTTTATACTATACATCCCAGCATCTTGAACATGATCATAAAATCTGTCTATCATGTAATTGATATATCCACGCTTATCCCCCTTAAATCGCTCTTTATCTTTCTCAAACTCTTTGGGTGGATATCTTTTATCGGATTCTTGGAAAAGTCCCTTAAACCCTCCATAATCAGATACGGCATAGGGATTACCACCAGATTCTTCAATAATATTTCCAAGTACGGCTTCTATCTGGCGTTGATTGAAACCTTTATCATATAAAGCATCATAGATCATATTCATTCCATCTACGTCCATAGTGCGGTGCGTACCCTTACCCACGCGCTTCATATTTTCATATTTGGATTTGAATAAATCCCAATCTATTTCCGGCTTAGAAGAATCCCCTCCTTGTTTTTTAGATCTTATCTTCATTTTTTTATCCAGATCATTCTTGGAATCAATGGCGGATTTCAACAAAACCTTGTTTGGATCATTCTCTTCATATGGATTCTTATCTTCTACATAATCCAGAATATCAAACGGGTATCCTATTGTATCAAGAATCTTAGTAACAATCCCTACACCAAGAGGTTGATCGCTTCTATAAAAATCATACTTATCTTTTACGACCATCCTACCTCTATCATCACGGTACATAGTGAAACTTGATAAGCCTGATAAATCATTTAAATCGCCGTAAGCATCTGGTATAAAATTGTATTCGTTAAATACCTGATGTTCTCCAGTTCTGGCTTTTTTTAAGAGATCTATTCCCTCTTCCACCATTCCAAGTTTCCTACTTGTTACATCCCTTAACTCCTCCAAATCAGATACGTCCTTGCCTGCAACTTTTCCATCAATTATCTTATTATCTAAGGAATCAAGCTCCCTTCCATATTTTTTAGTCATTTTCTCCCACCCACCATTTATCCTGTCAGATATAATGGATTTGATATTGTCTGGTATTCTGACAATCCCATTTTCTTCTTTCAGATTATTTGGTTGGTTTAAGAATCTAAACCAAAGATTCTGACTAAAATCATCTACATTGGCTTTCGGAACATCTTGACCAAAAAATTCCATTATTTTGGTTTTTAATCCTCTTTCATTAGCATACACGTCAGGTGTTATATTAGATGCCAGATATTCTCTAAGTTTTACAAACGGACCAATTTTACTCCATAATGTTTTTGGTTGTTTGTCTCTTACATAATTTTTAGTCTTCTTTGCCATTTTTTTCTTCCTCCTTCTTAAATTTGTGGTAAGCACCACAAACCTTATCAACTAACCATCCCATCAGACAGGCGGCATGCTCATCTCCTCCGACTTCAAAACCGTAATCCATATTAAGATACTTACAATAAATAGAAAGACCGTGCAGGCATTCGTGTCCTATGGTTCTAACATCCATATCAGATAGTGAATGAAATAAGAAACATATTTCTTTCCTGTGATTGGTTCGGTTTCCTACGAAAATAGTTCTGCCACCATAATCATCAGTCCACCCCTCCCAGCTCTGATCTTCTACTTCCAGGTTGGCGAACGTCTTAACTATATACTCTTCATCTGCTCCAAGCAATACCCTTACATTATAGGGGTATATATCATTTTTATATAATACTTGTTTCATAACAAACTGTTTTTCAACAAAGGTAAAGGTGAGGTGAGGTGATTATATACCATTTTATACCATAAATGCGAAATGATACATATTTATACGGAAATCCGTACCGGGTTCCACCAAAACCCTCTACCTTCTGGTAACATCGTTACATCAAAGGATTCTTTTGCTGATTTTCTAATGATGTTAAAAGCACCATTAATGTCAGCATTGATGATCTTACCAAACGAGGTTTTAAACAATCCTCGTTTGGTCCTTCTTCCTTTGTAAGATTCATGTTTGCAAATCCGTTCATTATCCAAAAAGCTACATTTTGAAGTATAAGATTCTTCAACGATCTTAACATTGACACCTTCTAACGTAGCTTTGTAAGATATCATTGAGATAAACACATTAAAAGGAATAGAAACAAAGTTCTGATTATTTCGTTTTCCGATATTGATCTCTTGTTTCCAGCATTTGTTATGACCGATTATGATCGTATTAATACCGTTGGAAACTACGTGATTAATCAATATCCTACTCGCTTTGTGAAGATAATCTTTGATCTTGTTATTCCTTTTGTTGGTTAATGACCTGATTTGTTTTGAAGTATGTTTATTATCTTTTAATTTAGATTTTAAGAATGCTAATTTTTTGTTATAATACTGGTTGATAGACTTTAGTGGTCTACCATTGATGATAAAACAAGAACCGGTGTTTGAAACACAAGATGCTAAATTATCTAATCCTATGTCGATGCCAAGATAGTTTCCATTATCTGACATAAGATCCTTTTCCTTCTTATTGTAAACAATTTCAAGAACAATATACCCATTCTTAGGAGCGAATCTAAGTTGTTGGATATTTTGTTTATTGGTTCTTGTTGTAAAGGAAAACTGTTTTGGTAACTTAACAATACCTTGTTTTATCCATTTTTGAGAAAAAGCTGTGGTCGTAAAAACAGCAGGAAACAAACCACCTTTGTTAAGATACTTAGGCATTCTTACTTCCTCAGAATACTCACCTCTATTCTTTTTATTTAAAAGATTGAAGAACGATTTAAAGTTTCTATCAACCATTATCAACACTTGCTGAGCAACCGGTGTTGGTAAAGCACGATAGTCGACATCATTTTCTATTCTTAGTTTCTTTTCGAGAGAATAATAATTGAGATATTTGTACTTTACAGTATTATCATCCTTGTATTGGAAATAGTGTTGTCTAACAACATACAATCCTTTATTGTATAAGTTTTTACACTTATGCAATAGGTCATAAAGTTCATTGTAATAAACAGAACTTGGCTTGATTGTATGTTGTTCAACTAATCTCATGGCACAAATGTAGGAATTATTATTTATATATAAAAATAATTTCTTATATTTTGTGGTGTAAAGCTGTATATAATCACCAATAAAAAAGCCGAAGATACACTCACGTGCTTCCTCGGCTATACCCATTAAAACTTTTTATTATGAAAAGCTACAATTAAAATAGAAATAATAATCAAATTTTTATCTTCTTAATTTTCTCAACCATATTCTTATATCCGCAGAACTTGCTGTTAATAACATCGAAGATAGATTCTGACCAGCCAGCTATGTTCAAGATATTAGATCCTCTGTAAAACATCTCACTTCCATATCCTTGAATAGAAATAGAAACGATTTTGCAATTTGGATTCACTTTCTTGAACCCTTTCAAAAGTTCGGCGAATTTACCATATCCATAACCGGAGGTTTTCTCCCATACAACAGATTCACCGTCTCCTATCTGCATATCTGAAATAACGTACAAGTTATCTACTTTGATCTTATCTTTAACGCACTTATCCAAGAATGCAAAAAGACCGTTTTCGGTAGCACCACCGCATTCTCCTCCGGCAGTAAAAGATTTTTTGTTATTCCATAAAACACCTTTACTTCTATCGTATTCGTAATTGATAAGGTCGTCACCAAACATACCAATAAATACGTCAGGAAGCACAGATGCGATCATACAGCCAAACAAGTTACCAATGACAGCCGTACTTGTTTGGCTAAAGGCAGACACCTCAGAAGATCCTCCCATATCTCCACGTACAGAGCCAGAGTGGTCAATCAGGATAGCCGACCGCCCCTCCAATACCGGCAGGTTCTTGCAGGAGATGGTTATGGCTTTCTCCAACGCATCTAAAATCTTATCTTTGTTACGCGCTGTTAATTTAGCACGTTTTTTATCCGACTCAAATACAATATCATTTTCGGAATCATCAGTGCCTATATTTTCAACCTCTTTGAAAGCTGAAGCAAAACGGAAAGGAAGCATCTTCGAATTAAGCACCTTCTCTTCTATTGTAAGCTGCCTACAAACTTCATCTATTTGATCAGGCGCGTATTTGATTATGTTTACAAGGTTACGAACCATATTAAAAATAGGCATACCTTTGACACAAACCGAAGTATCACCTTCCATCACCACTGTTTTTGTATTATAATCTCTCTTGATTACGATGCAAATATAGACATTCAAATATGATTTACAAATTAAAATGATTTAAAATAGATTAATTTGAATAAATTAACACACAGACAATATAATAGGAAGTATTGTATTGTATATTTGCGTATAACATAAAAAAAATAAATACATGGATAGATATATTGTTGATTTACTATTAAATGAAGACGACTCTCCGTTTAATAGTAAAAATTTTAAAATAATAGAATTTGAAGAAAATGACAATGAAAAAGTATATAACCTATTCAATAAAGTGTACGGAGAAAATGTAAGTATTATTTTCATTGATAGTGGATTTGGAGTATTAACGTTTATAAATGATAACATGATGAGACAAGTTGATTTGTATATCATGCTGCAATCTTTATCCGTTATATACGAAGATGCTATAGATGTAATATCCATATTGTTCGGTAAAAACGCATCACTCCTTACAGTATGTAACAAACCAGCCCCAGTCACGCATGATAAAAATTCCAGTGGTGATATTAATACCTATATAATTAAAGATAGTTCGAGTGGTTTATTTAAAATAGGGAAAAGCCGTAACCCTATTGAAAGACTTAAAACGCTATCTATCGGGAATCCTAATTTATCTATAATAGGAGTATGCAATAAAAATGTAGAATTATTAATACATAAAGAATATGATTCGGTAAGAGTAGGTGGAGAATGGTTCAGAATGGATAATAATGATATTTGTCATATAATAAAAAAATACGGATTTATATGTGTAGAATAAAAAATTACCCTCTACTTATTGAAAAGTAGAGGGTAATACGATATTATCTATTCTTAATCTTATCTTCAGAAATCAACCACTGGAATATAATTTTCCGGTTGCTAATTACTTTCTTTATCCTCATCAGCATCCAGCTACCACGCAACCTATCCAGCCATGACCGTCTGAAATTAAGAGAATCAGGATTAACTGACTTATTTATATCGTTATCGTCCTTGATCCAGATAGGTGTTTCAGATCGGTCATCGTCAACCCTATTAAAGAAGTCGTTTAACTTATGTCTTCTATATACCTCAGTATCCAGGACCTCAGTATGGTCGCCTACGATTTTCGGATACGATATACGTTGCGCTAAATTATTCTTTTCTTCTGGAACAAGATGAATTTCACCTGAGTTGTTTGTGTCGTTGTAGATAGTTATCGTATCTAAACCTACTTTCCTGTCAAGAGTGTAATTCACATCATCAACGTATTTTCTTGCATCAAGCTCATACTCAACAGAAGCCAGCGTAGAACCATTATATTTCTCTTTTATCGGCACTTCTAACACAAATGGATATGTTGTGCCGTAGAATGTCTGGAAGCTCTTATTCGTCAGCAAATGGCTCCATAAGCCACCTTCTTCGTCTGATGCCGGGAAGTTTATTCCTGTTTGGAAATATTGCTGCTGTTCTATATAATAATCAGGGCAGAACGAATAATAAGAAATCCATTCTTGCTTCAGACACGAATATCCGATAGTGAACGACACGTCCTTGAAATACTGTTCGTCTTTTAAGGATATTTCCTTATCGTTTGACAACACCTCTGTTTCATTGTACAAGAACCTTCCACCATCATATTTATAATATGCTGGGTTCTTAACAGGTATATAATCTTTTTTCGTGATAAGTACCCTCTTATACCTATTATCCCATCCAAGAGACAGACCAAGACCGATAAATTTGTTATCCGTATCTTCTTCTGTCATTTCTGCACCGGTCAAGATATTAGTTATTCCGTATCTAAGAATCTTAAACGGAAGATGACGCTTAAGCCAATGTCTGATACCTACACTAAGTTCCTTAAGATTACGTCCGTTCGGATCGGTCATAAACACCTGTGCTCTTTTAGTATCTACCCAGAAATGACCAAATTCTGAACTAATTATTTCAGTACTCTGGGTTCCAGAATAACCAAGGTCGGTCGTGTTGTACTCCAGAGGCCGGGACGCGAACAGACCGCCGGTGCCCATCTCGGCCTGCCCTGGGGAGGTGCGCTCCTTGATTACGTCTATGGCGTTATGGAGTGAAACCTGGTCCTCAAACCTGACAAGAATCTGATCGGATTCAATACGCTTCATGTGAATAAGCTTACCGTTGCTGGTTGGGAACTCATGATAGTCCATAGGTTTGTATGTCAGCCACGGATCTGTTTGACTGTTTTCAGATACGTCAGCCCTACTCCATATAACACCATTAGGTCGCTGGTAAGCACAATCATAAAAACGACGTTCGTATGTCGCCGGCAATACATTAGGTGTCAACGTCATTCTTGATGAGTAGATAGGACTTATCTTGTAATCATTGTCCCTATGGATAGACACGTTCTTTTCTTGTGTCCACCAAGCAAAATCACCATGAGCCGGATAAAACCATTCATGAGGCTCTACTCCTTCTAATCGGAAATTGCAGTTTATTTCCGATTCTACAAGGAATTGAGGAATACCATAAGACCACAGATAAAATCTACCATCCACATATTTCTTAGCCTCATTTTCACCATTTAAATTATACAAACTTTTTCTATTTGGATAAAAAGAATACGTTCCTTTGCTTGATGATGTCCAGCTATTAAAACGTTCGTTGTCAGTATGCTCAAGCATATCTTCTCCAGTATCGTAATTAACGAAATACTTAGGGAATCCAACATTCCGGTAATCATTGTAAGCAAATGGTATCATATCCCCTATACCAAAAGCAGTATTATAAAAAAATGGGAATTTTCGCTTCATGGAAAACCTCGATATGTAGGTGTCACCGCCAAACAAAGGTTGCTTCCCTCCTTGGAAGAATCCACACCCTCCTACTGATATCCATTTTATATCTTCTATAGCTCCATACTGATCGGGCCTGTATCGCATAAGCTTCATATACGGAGAACAGATATAAGACAACATCTTCGTCCTTTCAAAAGACTCTTTAGATCCGGCATCAGAAGCCATGATAACAGGGTCATGGATACGACTTGTATCATATACCTGGGCCTGCATAGGATACGATACAAGATACTTTGAATTTAAGATGCTTGTATCAGGATCCTTTTCTCCCGGATCTCCAAAAGATAAGAACATGGAAGATTCCCTATCTATGTTATTTATAAACAAAAAATCTTTTGAAGCGTTTTGGTTATCATCATCTACATCTTCTCCAGTAACCCAAGATGATGTAGTAGACGGATCGGATATGGGATACATACCTGATTTAAGGCTCTTGGTATTAGCCAATCCTCTTAATCTGTTTTGCTCATATGGAGCCGTATCATCGAAGCCCATCATGCTATTATAGTAACCTACAGACGTATAATAAAAAGCATGATTCCTTCTTGGGCCATTGTTTATGAATGTTGTAAGCCAATCATATCTGTACTTACCATACAATACCGGTCTTTTGGCAAGCGTATCAGATATGGTGGCAATCATTGAAGCAAAGATCATTGCCATATTGATATTGCCTATCACACCTATATACGCAGACGTAGAACGGTTCATAAGCTCTTCTGCTATCTGAGAAGCTATAGTAGCCGTGGATTCGATGTTGGCTAACGTGGCCGCCATCTTATATGATTGTTTTCCTAATATCGTCCATTTGGGATGATCTTCAACCTCATCAAAGTTCCCTACAGACATTCCTCTTATAAAACCTTCTATAGCTACCTCCGTAGGAGTCTCAGGCTTATTGAAATAAATATCAGGAGAACTAAATGCATACCATACGTTTCCTCTTCTGAAAAATGGGTGGGTTATAAACGATACCCTTTTTTCAGTTGCGTAATTAAAAGAGTCATCCGATAAATCATTATACGGATAATTAGGATACAGATTAAGATTCGAGTTTTGACCTGAATATCTGTACATGTCGTAAGCTATTCCGGTAGCTATAACAGAACGATTAAGACGTCTGTCGCCTCTATATATCTCATATCCTGTAACCATATCTCGCTGTTCTTTGGTTATCAATCCTGAATCTACAGCAAAATCAAGGAAGACATTAATCATATCCTCGTCTACTAATATTCCTATAGGATAAATATCGGAAGGAACATCATAAGATCTCACATCCCGGTTCATGAAAAGCATATGATCGTTGTCCGGGAACTTATAATGCCGGATAGGTTGTTGGCAAAAGACGGTACTGGTATCTACCGTACCATATTTATGTCCTTTAAAAGACATCATTCCCTTATCATCCGTAGAAGGGGAACCGTAGTATTCAGTAAGCTTAGATACGATATTGTCGTAGGCTTTCTTGAAATTGCCTTCATATCCATGATCACTTATCTTAACCTTACTACTGTCATACAGTTCAAAATTAGCAGGATACTTCTCAGACGATTCCCAGTAAGCGAAATCACCGTACTTATATTTCCTTGGAGCACAGTTTATGGGGCGATCCCCGCATATCGTACACTGGCTGGCGTATTCTACAGTAGCCCTTAACGATATTTCTTTGGCTCGTACATTTATCCGGTCTATTTCCTTTTCTCTGATACCAAAAATATATGGGTATATAGTTTTACCAAGGACGTAAGATGTGCCTACCAAACCTCTTGACGGATTCTTGCTATGTTCTTCTTCTCCATCGTCTTTAACCTTACAGAAATCAATTTGTCGGACGGTAAAAATCCAAGGGCATGATACGATAGGGCAGTCTATGGCTACATACAATCCATCAGGGTACTTATCGAAGAAAGATTCGCCTATGTGCCCAAAGTAAGGACGGGATGCTCCAACAATAACATAATTATCGCCTTCATCCATGACCTTCTCCCAATCAAAGTTGAGATCATCCTTATCTATCTTCCTATTGCTTCCTTTGTATCTTGGATCTAATGATTTCCAAAAAGAAAGACGGACATATTGTGTGGACACAGCATCCATAAGACCATCTATCTTCCCCAAAGATTCCAGATAAAGAACTTTGTCCTTGGCCGGGAAATCAGGATCATCCCATTCTTCAGGTCTTGTAATATGAAGGAAACGGGCGTTACGAAGCACGCATTTCGTAAACCTCCATACCAATAACTCTGATGTAAACATCGTAGAACCTTTAACATCTTCAGGAATAAGAGCACCTACGTTATTGTCAGCCAAATTAGCATAAGAATCCCATGTCCATCCATCTCCGTAATCTCCTTCTGGTACGTAACCGGTATCAAGGAAATTATATGAATAATCATCTATCTTTTTCTCTATCTCAGGCCAGGTGTCCCTTATCAGGGCTCCAGGCGCTATCCTTGACCTGTAGGCGTCGTTGTGGATAGTACTCGAAGAACGTCCGGCCCTCCAGTCCGGAAGACAGTGGTTGCTATCTGGGAAACAAACCTTACTTTCTCCTTTATCATCATTCCACACATCATTCATAAGAAGGTATGCTCCAAGAAGTGTAGAAGATGACTGGAATGAGTTATAATCGCTTCTGGCAACAGTAGGATTAAGACAAGGCTCTTCTATAAAACATCCGCAAGTACACGGCATAGAATCCAGAACATAAATAGCTTCGGCTATAGACTGTAATATAACAGACGGTTGTAACAGAGAATCGTACACAGCGCACGCCTTGGTCCCGTCATCACCCGACCAGTATCCAGCCCAATGACCGCCATCTTCGTCATCGGCAAAGAAATACTTATCCATGAACTCTATCATCTGTTCCTGTAGTTCCCAGTTAAATAGCACAGAATACTTGTCTTGCTTTTCACCGCCGGTAGTATATAGGTAGTCGGTGGATACGTGCTCCATATCCTCAAGATCCTTATACGTATATTCTTCACGGAAACCCACAATACGATCTACCGGAGCTGTAATAAGCGAATACTGGCGGTGCGCATCAGTACACTCGGCTCCAAACTCAGGAGCCTCGATACCATCTATAGCTTCTTTTTGTTCCTCCGTATTAGGATCGTCAGGGTCTCCGTAGCTGTTGAATATATCGCATATTTCGTTGGCAGCAGCATTATTAGGTTCTTCTGTAGCGGTATTACATGCGATGTCTTTTATATTAGATGAAAAATAATTAATCACCTCATCTATTATAATCTGACTTCTGAATGTAAAACTAACGTTTGTATAAGTTTTAAAATCATTTTGCAATGTTATAGTTTGACCGATAGTAGCCGGATTCTTACATTCTTCTTGTCCTGTTTCTTCATCATCGAAATCCTTCGGGTCTCCTGCCGTATTATAATACTGCCACTTGAATTTACGCTCTTGCCCTGAGCAAGGAGGAGCATATTGGTTTATGGACTTATATACTCTATCAGTATCCTTATTTTCTATTTCTGCCGCAGCATCTTTATAAGGGGGAGGTATTAACACAAATGCCGGAGTTTTGTAACCGTTGGAGCACTTAAAAGAAATAGCAAACGGATACACTTCATTTCTCATATACCCCACATACAACGAACAGGCATTACCGTCCTTATACAGATCTTCGTGGGCTACCGATGCCTGCCATTGAAGGAAGTGTCCCATGAGGGAAACTACAGGCTGTAAATTCCATTCTTTTTCCGCCGTAAGACCATATTGGAGAAGACGATTCCCGACAGCTACAATCCCCCTTGATGTGTTATATACAGGTTTTTTTAAGGATATGTGTTCGAATGTCGTACGTTTGTTATTAAGATCCGAATAATACAATATAGTCTTTTCTGATACAGGATGAATACCTTCTACAAAATAGTCGACAACCGGTTGGGTTTCTCCGTTGTATCCTACTGTGTTTTGAATGATAACAACCTTAAAATACTCAACTTGACGATCTATGTTAGATACGACAAACCTAATACCTAAATTAGTACGTTCTCCCCATTTGCCATCTTTTTGAGTAATATACTGTTCATCGAATATAGGTACAGGATTAGTAGGATTAGAATAACTTCCAAGCTCGTTTCCAAACTCGTCACAAGGAGCCACAGTAGCCTGATAGACGCCTGAGCGTAGGCTGCCCCCGTACTCTATCTGAGCCGGCTCTATGCACATGGGTTTGAGTAGCGGAAACACCCTAAGTTTCTCACATGCCAGAAAACAACCATTCTCCTGCATGAACTTTTTCCTATCGTATTCTTTATCGCATATCTTATACCCATGATAATGATACCATATATCACCTTCATCATCAGGAGTCAGAGCCTTGTCTACAATAACATACCTGGGAGGATTATGATCGTCAGTCCAGTAAATACATTTCCCACATTTCTCTGTCTTTATTTCTATGGTTTTTATAGGATGGTAGATAGAGAACTTAAGGCACGGATCTTGCTCGTTGTCTTCAAGCAGGGTTTTCATGCCAGAACACAACGACTCCGATCCTTCTACCATAGATTCTATATCAGAATCAGACAAGATACTTGTGTCGGATTCAGGCTTAAAATAAGTTATTTTAGATACGCCTGTTTCAGGATTTGTTATAAAAAAATAGATATTGCCTGAAGTAAGATCATTCTTATAACCAATAACTTTAAATCCATCGAAATCAATGCATTTAAGATTACTGTGCTCGTTAGATCTCATCCCAACATTACCGTCCTCGGATTCGATGTTGGCATTCAAGGCAAACGTATAATGCTGATCCGTAAGACTCGACGGATGCAGATCGCGATTCATGCCTGTTTGAGGAACCGCTATGTTTCTGTTATCTTCTGCTGCCATTTTATAACTGTTTGTCACAAAGATAGCAAAAGAGATTTAATCATGGATTTCTAAAGTAGGTGAAGAAAAGAAATACATTTTCAGTCTCCTACTTTATCGACCACACCTACATAAAAATCGGGGATAGGATTATCATTGAAATTTCTTATTTGAATATCAATATAATTATAGAAATAATTATCAACTGGATCCATTATCGTCACATTACTTTCTAAAACCCCGTCTTTGTATGAATACAGTTCCTCATGTTCGGAATCAATGTAAAAAATATATCTTGGTAAATCCTGGGTATTAACTGTTAGATGATTATTAAACAAACTGCATTTAGAATGATCAGCAGACAGAAGTAACAATAGAAATGTATATGAAGACTTATCTCTTATTATAATATCACGATTAGATGATACATTAGACAAAACTTTGGATAAATCAAATTCTCCAAAACTTATCTTGAATTTCTTTCTTCTTATTGGAGTTATATATACTGGACTATTAACTACAATATTATTCCATTGAAATTGACTTCCTTCCATTACAGGAGAGAAACAATTACCCATCGCCATATTAACATTTTCAAATCTTCGTCTCATAACATCTACTTACGATTTATATCTTCTACCCCTAATTAACACAGTACCATCACCGCCGGCTCCGGCATAAACCATAGAGTATCTGACGCCGCCTCCTCCGCCGCCATAACCTCCGCCTCCTTTACCGGACCCGTTTGTTGATCCTCCTGTGCCAGATCCTTCACTGTAATCAGATATTCCTCCTTGGAATACTACTCCGGTGTTAGTTTCTCCACTCCCACCACCGGCATTTCTTTTACCGCCGGATTCTCCAAAATCTCTGGTAGTATGACCTTGACCTTTAATTACTCCAAATGCTTCTCCATTTGTGTCTCCACCATCTGAAGCGCCATCTTGTGTATATGACGAACTTCCGGCACTACCACCATCTCCTCCCTTATGTTTATTAGCGCCCTTTCCGCCATTTGCTCTATAAGACGAACTCATGAATTGAGAATAACCACCATCTTTACCAGGAGAATTTTGTTCGGCTTGATAAACTTCTGCTCCTCCTTTTCCTACTGTTATAGAAATAGATTGACCGGGTTTTACAGCAATAGCTTCTCCGTCTTTCCAGCCCTTGCTATCAGACTTGAAGGTCTTGGTATAACCACCTCCCCCGCCGGCAGAGCTGCCACTGCCTCCTCCACCAACTAAAAAGACATCTACGGAAAAACAGCCATCAGGAACTACCCATGTGTAATTGCCTGCTGGATAAAACCTTATGATAAAGTCTTCAAGCTCCCTATTTTTTATCAAGAAACGACGCCTCATAATATACTAAGGATTATCCCCCCCCCCATATATATAATAAATTACTGTAAATCATATAATTATATTTAACACATATAATCAAACAAATACAAAGAAAGAGTTATTAGAATAAAGACTGGTATCCTTTGCATATGTCATACAATCAACATCCTCATCTGCGTTTTGTATAAGGTTTCTCTTGCCATCATAATTATTAGAAAACATAAAAACATATTTTCTATTGTTTATCTGAAACCTATATATAATGCCATGTTGTTCACTTGGAGCAGGAGTTGGATTAAATTTGATAAATATAGCATTACTTCTCTTTTCTATAACCTCAAAAGAAACTATACTCTGAGTATGAATGTTAAAACATGACCCTTGCCTAAGCTGATTCAATACATTATTAACCTTATCTGGGCTAACTGTATCGGATTCATCTTTACTCATTAAATCAAGCACCTCAAAATAAGTATCATGATCGGTATCAATTTCAACACAATGATAAATGGCTTCATTACCAGATCTCTGTTCCTCAAAATATCTTCTCCTACTCATAAAAATACTCCTTCCGATAATAACCGAGGAAACTAAACCCTTCCGACTCCTTCCTCAAAACATCATGCCGATTCCAATACTTTTCTAAGTCGAAAGCCTCTCTTTCGAATACGATATTATGATATGCCTTATCATGATCGCGATATATGCACAACCTAATCAGGTACTCAATTAAATACCATGCATAATATAAAAATATCGGAATAAGAGATAGCCACAGCATCCACCATCCTACATTACCGAATAAGAGACACAATCCTATTGTAAGCAATGATATAAACATACCAAAACAAAACATTGTATGATACTGATTGCAATGTGCCTCCTCATGATATTCGGCTCTCAATGATATACTATCACGTTCGGTAAATACGGCTCCAAATAACATAATTGTTTTGTAGCCGTCAATGAACGTAAATAACTTAGCTATTTTTGATTTATAATATATTTTCATTGCTAAAAAATATTTTATACCAATTGCATAAAGTCAAAAACTCAATAGGAGAATTAACTTCATCCCATTCCCATTCCTTAAGGTAGGACTCTAAGCTGCTTCTATCAACGTCTTCACATCCATGAAGAAAAACCAGATGAGGCATAAATAGCTCTCCCCCTTCCAAAGACTTGTTAAACTTATTAACCAGCCTCTTTCTAAACTTAGGACCGTACCATGATTTTTCATTTGTAGATCCAAGACAATAGTAAGAATTGTTTTTAACCTTAATACCAAACCATTTACATACGTATGGATGATATACTCTATCTGCTAAGAATATAAATGGCTTATACCATAGGCAATGCCAGAATGTACTGCACTCGCCTCCGAACTTCTTAAAAGCCCATCTGAATCCTCCTGAAAAATACCAGTTGTTGGCTCCTCTCTTAACCTTAACTTTGTATTTAAGATTCTTGTTACGGTTGCTAACCCTATCCCACGGCTTGACCTTATCGGTATCCATATCAGGAAGGAATGTCCAATGATGAAGCAAGGCACTGTAATAAGGATTGTATATCTTGTGTCTGTTCCTAATAACGTACTCAAAAATATCGTATCCTACTTGCCTGGCTTCTTCAAATCCTTTTTCTGACAAGAAAGCTAATATAGGAGCCAGATTCCAGATCTGATCTTGTGAAGTGAATGGAGAGAAGCATGGATCTTCGTCTTTTAACTCTATACCATTAGTGTACCCGGAACTTATTTTGGTAAGACCGAATTTGCTTGCATCTTCGCTATGGATATCGTCTCTTAAGAAAAATCCTTTTTCGAATTTGAAATAAATACCTTTATTGTTATTAAAAAATAGATCATAAGTAGTATCGGCAAGACGGGTAAGCACCAGTATGGCATTACGAACATCATCTTTTGTCTTGTAACCAAGAATCATTTCCGTATATACAAGCTGAAGATACTGGGCCAGGTTAATGGTTCCGTCGCCGACCCAGCCTACCCCGTTCTTCACCGACGACAGTGGGATGCACGAGGCCTGCTCTGTGTAGCTGGAATCATAAACGAAATCCCGGTAAAACACCTCCTTAATCCTATTGTATTTATCCCAAAGACTTTCCATCACCTTAACCTATAACAATAACACAATCACGCTTTTCCTTATTATAAACCATCGTACCCATCTTAGTGTACAAACCTTTTATATTTTGGTAATTGGTTTCACCATGAGCCGAAACGTTGGTAGTGATGCTGTCGGAGTAAACCTCCTCGCCACCTTCGTTAATGAAGTTAAATCCTTGTTTAACCATCTCTCCTCCAAGGTAGGCTGTAAAAGACACAGCGACATTTCCTCGCCCTCTATTCCCATACCAATTACCATAGATATCGGCATTGATATTAGGCTCAGACTCGTCCATGCCCGGCTCTGATAGCAGGGTCTTCATCTTAATAAGCGCCCCTTCAAGGCCAGACTGCATGTTATCACCACCATAAATAAGGTAATCACCTACCTGTTGTTGGGTAGTAGCCCACTGCTTACTCCATCCAACGTATTTATTATCTACATCCGAGATGCCTGTATTGGTGAACCCAGTTGCAGTATCAAAATCAGAACCGTCTTCTGATTCCCATCCGTATCTAAGAACAAGATAATCGAACTCAGGAATTACAACGACCTGCTCTCCGGCAGCTTGTGTGATTGTAACACTCTTACTCTCTCCACCAGCCGTTACCTTAGCTACGCCTCTACGATCTTCAGCTACCGGATTAGGGCCGGCTGTGAAAATGATGTTTGCCGGTCCTACGCCTCTCATTTTGTCGGCGGTTACTATTTCGCTTGCTTGAACTTCCAACATATTATTTAATCTTTAAAATTTCAAATACATATATCCAACTCAACAAAAATACTACCGGGCAGTACATTGTTTCTACCAAACTCGCATCTCCTTTAAATTGTCTGATTGACCAAACAATCATAGATGCGATAACGCCAGATAAATATATAAATAAGGCTACCTCAATCATACCAATTTAAGTATGTTGTCAATTACAGGATACGCCTTAGCATATATCTCAAACTCAGCACGCCTCCGTCTAAGAGGTTCGTACATGCCTTTCAATGTCATACCCATCATCTTAAGTTCGGTCTTCGCATTTTTCAACTTAACCAAATCTTGTTGTGCATACAACTTAAATAAGTCGGCTGCACCCTGAGCTTCTGCATTATACATCAGTTCCTCAAAGAATCTCATCTTCACAAAATTATCGACATAATCCAGGACCAGACCCTGCGGCGTGTCTGGTATGATTATGTTAGATTCTCCGTCAAAAGGAAGAGACCGGTACTGCATGTAAATAGGACCATCGAAATTAGCATACAGGAATCCGTTTACGATGTTTATCTCATACGGACTATCCTTTATTACCTTATTCCGGCATTTACTCAAACAAGAATCACGAAGCATAGGCTTAGCAAGACCTAACATTATCGGTCGGTCATAATAGCAACGAACTTCATGATCGCGATCATGAACATTGATATAAAATTTTTCAACTATCACTTTCTCGCATTCGTCTTTACAACATTCATCGCAAGAACACCACCTATAACTTCTTTCAGTGCGTTCTTTCCAAGCTATTGTATTTTGAAGCTCTGGTATTACCTTATCACCTTCCGGCACCTCATATCCCTTGAAATCGCATTTAAATGCCAGAATAAGATCAAAGTAATCTCCCGGCATACGAGCCTGTCCTCGCTTGACGTCCACTACCGCCTCTTTGCGCATAGTAATATCGCCTCCAAACTTCTTCAGGGCGATCTCTACCCATTTATAGATGGATACCTCATCTATCAGATCACGTTTGTCAAATGATCTTAAAGACGATTTTAACTCTATGATATAATCTTCGACTGTCATTACTTTTAAAAAAAATGGAGGACAGGAAACGAACCTGACCTCCACAAAGATATGAATAATATGTATAATGCCCTATTTTGTGTTTTCAAAAGTTAGGATCTTCAAACTTGCCATATTTTAGAAACACATTTCTACATTTCCCTTTTATACCATTAAGTGTAACTTCATATCCGGCGCCAGTCATATATATAGTTTGCTGATTAACTCTTTCCCCGGAATATTTGTCAACAAAATATGATCTGTAAACACCAAACTTATTTTTAACAATATCACTGTACAACTCCCATCTACCCTGCCCATTTCTGAACATGAACTTGACTTCCTCAAGAAACAAACGAAGATTCTTTTCGGCGATAATAATACCATTCTGTTCAAGCTTCTTCGCAATATCTCTAATCAACCACATATTTTCATGATCAACTTTCTTGAACGACTCTGCAAACTCTACATCAGGACGCTGCTCTTCTATGGTCTTTATCGCCTGCTGTCTCTCCGCCTCTGCTTGTGCTCTTTCTGCTATGGCTCTATTCTTGGCTTCAACCTCATCAGCTAAAGCTCTTAAGGCAGATGGATAATCTTTAGGGGTTATAGAATAAGAGCCTGTTTTTCTTATAGAGGGAAGGACTTCTGATGTTACCCATTTCTTGAATTTTTTAGCAAAATCCATCTTTGATCCAAAAATTAGGCTATACAATCCAGACTCATTGATTATCAGTATTTTAGTGTTTGGAGTGTAAGGGCGGAACGTTTCGTTCCACCCTTGAGTATCAGGTACTTTCATTATTAGCCTATCGTCTTCATCAACGTGATCTCTTATTGCTTTTCTTGGATTTGTATATCCCAAAAATGAAGCTATAGGTGATCCTATAAAATACGGTTCATGATCAATGACAATAATTTTTAACTCTATAAAATCTGAATTTTTGAAAGATGATACAGTTTCAATTTCTTTACTAAATTCCATTTCGTTGGATTCTGACGTCAAAATAATGTTACTGTTCTTCGCATTGTTTTGAAAATTGTTTACCTTTGTTCCCATAATAGGAATTGTTTTTTTGTATCCGCCCGCTTGAGAAAGTAGACGGATATGCAAAAGTAGCGATTATCCTGTATCTACAAAGGGTGATCGCTACTTTTTTTTCTACGACTTTCTATGTCCTAATTCTTTATCTTCGAAAACTCTCTTAATCTGGAAATCTTTAAACACCCTTCTTTTGGCAAGTATTTCATTGTACATAAATCGGTATCTTCGTCCTTTATTCATTTTAACCCTTAACTTCTTTTTCAAGCTATCTTGTATTACAAAATGGTAATATCTTTTAGAGTCTGCGAAATCCATAGCCAGGTGGTTATAGAGGTAGCCGTTGGTGCCGAGCCTGCTCACGATGTCCAGGTCCCGCCTGACGGCAAAGCGCTGCCCTGGTATAAGTACATGGCATAAGTAGCCAACGTTATCTACATAAACACCGGCATCAGCCTCTATATAATGTTCTGATACGGTTTTCCATATAATAGACAACAACCTTAAAACCTCTCCCCTGTCTCTTATCATGCCTTTCTTAAAACCATTCTTTCTCTTCATGAGACGATGATAGTAGGCTGCAAAATACGGTGATTGTATTGATGTTCTTTTCATGTCACTAAATTATAAAAAAATGGGTCTTGGTTTCACAACTAAGACCCAAATAAGGATAAAAATGTTTCGTTATTGAACAATTTGACTTTTTTGATTGGAATCAAGATTCGGATTTTCATCAACAGGAATCTGTAGCCTGAACGCTACTTCCTTTATCGTCTCTGCTACCACGTACTCAATTAGCTTGATAGGACAGATAAATTCGTATTCCCATTCAGACTCGCACCCTTTAGGTGTAGGATCACAAGCCATTAACTCCAGAGCCTTCTTTCTTCTTGTTGTAAAGAACTCTACGTTAATAAGCTCTATATGGAAATCCGGTATATAAATATAGTCGTTTTCTACATAATAAAAAGGACGACGTTCTTTAACGTATTTAGCATACGGTCTTTTTTGTTCATTGCGATACGACTTTATTTCAGCGAACTTAAAAAATATAGTGTTATCTACGTTAGTCACCTTAGTAATAGCCGGTCTAAGGGCAGAATAAAGAAGTCCTGGAAGCTTATGCTTTGACCGCATCAAAGTATTACATAACGCAAATTCGGCATCGCAGCAAACTATTTTATCAACTTCAATCATCTCCAGGCAAGTAACGTAAGTTAGGAGCCGGTGGTCACCAAGTAACGTCCCGTCATCCCACCTCTGTGCTGTATAAGATTCGGCTTTAGTTCTACCGATATTCAATATCCATCTCCGACTAACATGCGAATCTTTGTCAAGGGCATGAATACCGTTTACGACTCTTGATACAAATTCACCATTAGTGATCATGCTCCCCTCCTTTCTTTTGCTCTTGATTCTCTTGATTTAGCATTCAAGATCCTCATATAAATATCTCTTTCACTCATGCCGGATATGGTTTTTATAGCCTCATCCAACATAACTTTCGTATATAAAGGTTTAGGGAATCCCTTTATCTTAACCGGATCAGGAACCAACTTAGCCTTACGATATTCATAAAATCTTTTAGAAGTTACATTAAGATAAGAAACAGCCTCTTCTCCGGTATAGTACTTAGCCGGATTAGCAAGCTGCGTCCATGTCTCAAGATCGTTGGCTGTAAGATGATCGCATTCCCCGCTTAAAAACATCTCCTTTATCTTATCGCATACCGCCGCACCGCTTTTACGCAGCGTCTCTGTCAGAATTTCTTTCATTTTCAAAACATCCTGTTTTAAACCTTAAAACAATAGAGGCAATGATTATCAAAAGAGTAACAGCCATAACAGACCACACTACGATATTGTGTTCAATAGGCATCTCAATATTAACCGTAACCCATTCTACACAGATATTAAAAATCATACTATAGATCAATAACCTATGCCATATACAAAACCTGAACATTCTTGAAAAAGCCAAGAGAAATAGGTCCCATGATAGAGAATGACCTAATATCGGATGCAGCCAATTAGTGATACTAAAAGGATAAAACTCATCAAAAATGCTGGCTAACATAATAACCTGCATCAACACAGGATAATACTTCACAAACGTCACACAGACATTCCTCTGTCCTTTGCTAATAAACTTGTTGCTCATAATATGTTGTTGTTATGTTATTAAAATGGGGAAGGCGATCAGCACCTTCCCCTGGTTTTCAATCACTTTTTAGTGCTCGTCTTCTTTCTTTTCATCTTACCGCCAACACTACCGCCTTGACGCATTTTGGGTTTGTCCTTTTTATCAACTTCCCCACCCTGACGAGCTTTCTTTTTACAAGCCATGATACTAAAAATTTAAAATTGAATGATGTGCAATATTAATCATTTTTATTCTAATAGACAATACTTAAAACACAATATTATAATCTAAAATATTCAAGGGGAGAGAACTAAATTCCCTCCCCTTGCTAATTATGCTGGATTAAGATCCATTTGAGAATAAGCGTATTTCAAAGTACCATTTTCATCACCACACTCAGCTCCATCTACGATAAAGTTGTAAGAAGCAGGAGATTCATTATATACATTGAAAACACCACTTTTCTTGGAGATATTTTGTTTTTCATACTGCCTAACAGTAGCGGTCTTATACACTTTGCCTTCGTAAGACACGTTTATAGTTCGTATATACCATGTAGTATATCCATTCTCATCTCCAGAATGAACATATCCGGCTAATATTCCTCCATTAACGGCCCCGAAATACGAACAAGAGCTTCCGGATTGTCTTCTCTGGGTTGTTGTTCCGATGCTTATAGTAGCTCCAGATATCTCACGATAATTAGCATCCACCACCTTAATATCACAGGTGTAGATTCGGATATTTCCATTTTCATCACCAGTCCATTCGAATCCGGCAATACACTTACCGGCGCCAGGGTTATAAGAAACATTATTCCTCCTATATGTAGCCCAAGAGCCGTTTTTCAATGTAATATGCGCCGGAACAGGCTTAGCCTCTGCCTTGCCTTCTTGGTTGACTGTTATGTTAACAGTCTTCCCAGACTCATTTTGCTTCAATGTCACAGTGCCACTTCTGGAAGATGAAGAGCTGTTTGCGGATGAGATTATTACAAATGAATAATCATAACCTGACAAAACAGGACAACTTACTCCTGATGGTTTTTCTGTAACTTCTGTAACCCAACTTGGTTTAGATGATACAGCGTATCCTATCTTACTTCCATTCTTTTTACTTTTTAATTGAATACATAAATATGAGTTATTTGCACCTCCATTTGCATCGGCATTCCAAGTGCTTTGGTTGGTACTAAATTCGTAAGTAACTGCAACATCTTGTGTGATGCTAAGAGTAACAGTCTTTCCAGATTCATTTTGAACAAAAACAATGTCACCAGATCTGGAAGAAGATGTTGTATTGGCAGATAATGTCACCACAGCCTTCATGCTTTCAGATGTCTGGTCTCTGTAATCAACAGAACACCAAGAAGGTTTCGATTTAACAGAATATCCTATATATGAATCATTCTTAGTACTTATGATAACTTCTTCAATATTCTGAGATTCTCCAGTTACAGACCTTGACTTGCTCGTTCTTCCATCATGGAACTGAAATTCATATGGTGCATATCCGCAACTTCCAATAACATACTCTTCTTTAGTATCAGAATTTCCGCAATCATCGTAACGAATAAACTTAGTTTTGGTTCCATTACATCCATTTTCTTGCCAAGAACCGTAAGATCCGCAATTACAGCAATTTCTACAACTTACAGAATATTGACGATCTATGCTACCAGAACAGCTATCACGATAAGCATTATACTGAGTATGGCCCACACAATCTCCTGTTCCGTAATAAGACCAGGCTGTACAAGTTTCTCCACCTCCATTAACCCATCTTGTGTCGTTATAAGAAGAAGAGCATGGATTGGTGTCACGTTGTTGCTTCTGAGACGTACACCTGTCACAACGGGTGCTTCCGGTATCCGACCAAGAAGGTGTTGTGCTATCAGGCAAGCAATCAGCATTCTTATTAGCTACTGCCTGACCTTGGGAATTTACAGCATCTTGAGCCTTCTTATTAGCATCAGCTTGACTGATATTGGACGTAAATGGACCACCCACTTCATCTTGGGTTACGGTAACAGAAGAACCATGCTGGCAGCTTCCACAATTGTTTCTGGTGAAAACCTTACTTGCCTTACCGGTCCAAGTACAAGTGCCCTGTGCGTCAGCAAGAGCCTGACCTTGGGCCTCAACGGCAGCCTGAGCCTTACTATTTGCGTCTTCCTGACTTACGGTAGACGTGAAAGGACCGCCAGTTACATCATCTTGGTCTATAGTAACCTTAGAACCGACACCGCCGTCAGCACACTGCTTTGTAAATTGTTTGCTATATGTTCCGGTCCAGGTACATACTTTGTCTCCGCCTTCTACCCATCGTTCATTTTCTCCACCATAACATTCGTTGGTATTAACCTGTTTTTTATAAGATTTACCACCTTCACATTTGGTTTCGAGCGGTTCCGAATCTACCCATACAGGGTCGGTGTTATCTGTTTCACACGTTCCGTTCTTATTAACATAAGCCTGACCTTGTGCTTCTACGGCTTCCTGAGCCAGCCTATTTGCCTCTTCCTGACTTTCATTAGAATAGAACGGTCCACCTACCATATCTTGTGTTACAGTAAGAGGAACGCCATGTTGACATGATCCACAATTATCTTTCGTAAATTCCTTGCTATATACGCCTACAAACCTACATTTACCATTCTGGTTGGCAATGTTCTGTCCTTGGGCTTTAACAGCCTCCTTAGCCTTATTATTGGCATCTTCTTGACTTACGAAAGAAATAAAAGGATTGCCTTCAACATCAGCTTCACTTACCTCTACTTCTGTTCCTGAATCCGGTATCTCACAGTCGTTCTTCTGGAACGTTTCTGAATAATGACCGGTCCAGCTACAAACTTTATTTCCGCCGTCTACCCAACGTTCTTGATTATGAGTTTCAGAACATTCATTGGTGTCATGTTGCTTTTTCTGGGACTTACCTTCGCTACATCTAAGTTCTTCCGGTTCTACGTCTTCCCATACAGGATCGGTGCTTAATGGTGTACAAGTTCCGTTCTTATTAACATAAGCCTGACCGCCTTCTTCTACAATCCTACGAGCTTCTGCGTCTGCTGCATCCTGGCTTTCTGTTGATGTAACAGGGCTTCCATTTACCATCTCAGCCGTAACCTCCATCTCTACACCTTTATGACAAGCCTCGCATTCGGGAACGAATCTCTTGCTGTAATGACCGGTATATACAGTCATATCTTCACAATTACCTTTATTGTTGGCAATAGCCTGACCTTGCTCTTTAACAGCAGCCTGAGCCTTGTTATTAGCATCAGCTTGACTTACGGTAGATGTGAAAGGAGCACCAACAACATCTTGTTCGGTTACGGTAATCTTAGACCCCACCTGGCCTTCATTGCAATCGTTTTTGGTAAATTCCTCACTGTATTTACCAGTCCACGTACAATGGCCGTCCCGGTTGGCTATGGCCTGGCCCTGCTGCTCGACGGCAGCCTGAGCGAGCGCGTTAGCCGCCTCCTGGCTTTCGTATGAAGTAAAAGGACCACCAGTTACATCGTCTTGGTCTACCGTTACCTGCGAACCTACGCCTTCTCCTTCACAATTGTCTTTTGTGAATACCTTGCTATATACACCAACAAATTGGTTTTTATCTATGCAAGTACCTTTCTTATTTGCAAGATCTTGTTTCTGTTCTTCCATAGCTGCTTCAGCCAACGCGTTAGCTGCCTCCTGGCTTTCCCTTGATACAAAAGCATCTGGGTATCCGGGAAGATCCTTTTCAGTCAAATCAACGAAGCTTCCGGTCTGAGATTCGGCATCGCAATCATTTTTCTGAACACGAGCCGAAGCCTTTCCAACGAAATAATTTGGATCAGTAACGCATTCTCCATTCAGGTTGGCTTGTTCCTGACCGTTTTTCTCTATATCATCAAGAGCTTTCTGATCAGCATCTTCTTGACTTACGTCTGATGTGTATTTACCAGCTTCTACTGTGTAAGTGTAAGGAGCTCCGATAAAACCATCTTCGCAGTCATTTTTATAAAATACTTTTGACTTCTCTACATTATACCATAAATTTGTTTCACATGTACCATGCTCATTAGCATAACCTGGACCTTCAGCTTCCAAGGCATCCAAAGCCTTCTGATTAGCATCCTCCTTAGAAACAGAAGAAGAGAAGCGGCCGGCTTCTACAACGTACTCTACCATAGATCCAACTTCAGTCACTTCACAATCTGTCTTTTGGAACATCTTGGATTTCCTGTCATTGTACCATTTTATGGTATTGCAAGTACCATGAGAATTAGCATAGTCTTGACCTTTGGCATTCAACTCAGCTTCAGCCTTACGGTCAGCATCTTCTTGGCTTATGGTAGAAGAAAATTGCCCGGCTTCGATCGTCATCGTAACCAAACTTCCTTCTTCGGTATCAGGATCGCAGTCGTTCTTTCTAAACGACTTTGATTTCTTGACATTGTACCATAATATGGTTATACAACGACCATGCTCATTAACCCAGTTCTGACCATTTTGCTCAATATCTCTCATAGCCTTGTCATCAGCATCAGACTGAGATATGATAGACGTGTATTTTCCGGCCTCAACAACGTACTCAAGCTCTTCCCCTTTCTCTGTCTCAGGATTACATCCTTCTTTTGTAAAAAGAGCCGACTGTCTTTTATTTCTATAAACTACCTGTTCTTTTTTTTTATGAACTACCGTACATTCTTCAGATACGCTACCATCCCTGGAAGACACTCTTATCTTGACACTTCTGTTGGCACCAGTATCATTTTCATCAAAGTAAACATTAACCTTACTGTTAAGACCGCCTTCTTTCTTATCTATGTTCGCCCAACAATTATCTACTTTCATTCCTAATCCTCCATCTTAAATTTTCAGGATTTGTACTTACGTTGATTACCTCCGGTGATCCATCTGAATCAAGATCAACAACATCCTTGTCCAGGTGAATCTCCTCCTTATCCACAGACTCGCATTCAACTATTTCAATAACATAATCTTTTATATTACTTTCTATACTTAACTGCGTGCTTGTTTCATCACCCTCAATTTGTTCAAATTCCTTATCCAATTTAATGTAAGGAACGACCTTTCCAGGCTGATAAATAGGAATCAGTACACCATTTATAGTTATGTTCTCATTAACTTCATTCCCATCCTCATTACCAGGCATGGAAACAATCATCGAAACCTGGAACGTGTCTTCAAGACCCGGATCACCAGGGAAACCATAATCAAGCCTAATATCATTGACATCAATATTTAGACCAGAAGCGGTGGTAAATGCCTTTATAACACCCTTTATACCACTATCTCCTGTAATAAGGGCATTGATAGAAGCGGCGTTGGTAGTAATAAGGATCTGCTTATCTCCACCAGATATAGGGAACTCCAGCCTACTAACCGACACTTCTGTGATCTTAATACCTTTTTGCTTGAAAGTAATGGCTTTCATGCTTTCGGTATCGGACTTCTTCACAATTCGGATAGTGATCCTATCTTCCCTTCCTTTCCAAGATGGAGCATCGAAATTCATTTTATCACGACCGACACCTTCCTTCTTATCTGAGGTAAGCCAAGAACCATCATCCATCTTATATATTCTTTCTTTGCTCATAATAACCCTCCTTCATTAAAGTGTCAGTTCCCATTCAACGCCATCATCTACCACAACCTGTACCGTAGCCGTACCGCCTGTGGCTTCAAATGTTATGTCAGTAGGAATAACATCAAATATCTCTTGTACGCCAACACATCCTAAGCCGCAGATAATATCCTTAAACCATTCCTCTTTAGCGTATTTTTTAAGAACTTCTTTAAAGAACTCACGAAGCCAATCTGAATCAATAGATTCCTTAAGTATGGTTTCTATTATTTCCTTAAGCCAAGATTCGTGCATTTCCTCTTTCAGAATCTCTTTAATAAGCTCGACAATGGTTTCTTTATCTAACTTATCAGAAGGCACAGAGCCATCAACGAGATTACCCCCACATATAAATCCTTTGCATTTTTCTGCCATTTCTTATCCTCCTAAATTAACAATGGAACCCATAAGAACTATTTGCTTCTTCTCGGTACACAACCCTCACTTCAGCAAGTTCATCCTGTTGACACATATCCCGGCAGAACCTAACAGTACGACCCTGGACTTTATACATATCAGAAGGTACGACACCCCCGCAATAAGATACAAGCAAAATCTCTGCCGGATCTTTCTTTAGAACCACATGAGAAGTACCGTCAAACACTTCTGTATTGACAGATCCACTTACGTTAATAGCCCTTGAAACGTATTTAGCTAAATTAGCTAAAGCTCCGTCTAAAGGCATACCATGATACAAACCAGCTTCTTCTATAGTTTCTCCATCATAGAATATGTTAGAAGAAGGAATATTGCAATGATGCGGGCGTTCGCACCCACCATGACTGCCAAAACAACCGTTACCTGTTATTGCCATTGTTACTCAAAATATTTATTTTTTGTTTTAAAAATTCTATTTCCCTATCCTGGTATTCCATACGGCATATCATTGCATTGATTAAAGCCGTAAGATCAGATTTCTTAGCCAGACTGAAGTAGCCAGCGTTGATGCCGTCCGCACAGTACACGCAGTTCGTGCAGGTGTATCCGTCCGGGCATGGCACCGGCGTCTCGTCCACATGTGGAACATATACGTGTTTGCCACTTAAATCCTTACCAATTTGTGCACTCTTTTCCATTTTGAAGTTGTTTTTCGAGTTTTTCAACCCTTTGTTTTAAAAGCGTATTTTCTTCAACCATCCTATCCAAAAACTTATCTATGTTTTCGAAAACCAGTTCTATATTATGTATAACCTCATTATAAGGCATACCTGGAGTTAATTTGGATATGAATGTCTTGCATCCTGTATAATGAATGCAATGATCGCTTAAATGACCATACGGGCAATCGCATTCTTTTGGAAGAATTTCGCAATTGTCCGTACAGTCATTACACGGATCAGACCCGATACAGATATTAGATCTCAGAATATCAGGTCTGTCATCTTTACAAGTGTTACAATTCATGACTTTCTTTTTTTTGGTGCAAGATAATAATTTTCATTCACACCATCACAATAAGAAGTCAATCAATGTATTCCAAGCGGTTAGTGCTGCCTTTAAAAACGTATCCGCATCTGTTTTCTATCTCTACATCGGTAATAGGGAGAATAGCATCTTTGCCATAAGTAAGTTCGCATTTTGAAATAAAATTTACTATACCTTGATAATTACCATGAAATTCCCTTGCGAGTTTCCTGCCGGTAGGAATCCCTTCTTTATTGGTTTCAGGAATACCTATCAAGCACTTTATCCAGTTTGGTTCATTCTTGTTATTGCTTCATATTTCATAGTTCACGATATCAAATACAATACCTTCAAGGTTCTTTACATCGATGCTGTCCGCATCCATTTTCTTATCAATACGAATCGTGCTTGTTAAATCTCGTAATTTCATGATATTTTCTATTTTTGACATTAATGAATAACTGTCACAGTGTTTTAAAAGACCGAAATAAGAAGACCAGCTTTCATTTGTAATACACTTCTTCGCGTCTTTGGCTACCCTCTTCCTTATTGTCACATAACCTTTATTGTGTTCAGATACGCCTTTGTTATTACGGTGGAAAACATACCCGCAAAAATCAAGAGGTATATCCATGTCTGTTATAATACAAGTATGCCTTTTAGATCTTATCTTAAGCTCATACCACCAATAATTCTTAATCCTCCATTTGGCAGTATTAGCATCCTCCTTAGTATAGAAAGCAAGGAAATTATCGTCGGCATATCTCAATGAAAAAGGAGCTATTCTTTTTGCAAGATCATCAAAATCTTTCATAAGGAGATGATGAATGAAAGGGCTTGTAGGGGTTCCTATAGGTAGCTCTCCAGATACGAAACTTACGTCTATTACAAAATCTATAAACTTTTTATTTGAAATAAAGTTCTTAAGTACTTTTCTAAACACTTTGTCTTTTACATGGTTATAACATTTACGTTGATCTATAACCAAACAATACTTCAAATCAAGTCTATCATAATAAACGTGCTTCATCTTTTTAATAAGAGACCTTGATTTAGACGATGCTGTTATGCCAAATCCAGGCTTACAATTAAGACCATTCATATTATCCTTCTCATAATACAAAGGACCTAACTTTACTAAAACAAGATGCTGATAGATTCTGGTGGTAAGATCCGGGCTGTTTATTTCACGAACCTTACCATTCTTGTTTTCTTTTACAAGTTTGCGATATTTGATTTTGCTAACATAAGTACCATCTAAATACCATTCATACAATTTTAACGAATTACCATCAAAATCAGAATTAAAATTAACAACATCATTCTTTTTAGAATGGTTTTTAAATGCTGCTTCGCATGCTTCTCTAATATCATTCAAACTTATATCTATATAGTTTGAAACTGATTTCAGTTGTGGGCTAATGACGGGCTTACGGCCGTCGCGCATCTCTATCATATTTTTATCATATAACCTCATACGCTTGTCTTTTATTGATTCTCCACTCCTGGGAAAGATTAAAAAGAATATACCCAATTTTTTTAGCCCACACAGGGCAAGGCCACAATTGTTGCGATTCGTATTAGAAGTGGCGTTATTCGCATTCAGATTACGAGGCGAGCAATTGCCATTGTTCGCATTACCGCCGAAACGAGCAGCCAATTCTTTTTAACCTCTTTCTCAACCGTTATTTGCTATTTCAGAGGTCAGATCCCAATGTAAGACTTGTTAGCAGACTAACGGATTTCATTGAATAGATTTTTATTGTTTATAATGTTAACTATCTCTGTTGTCTAATGACATTGCAAATGTATGTATAATATTTTATAGCTACAAAACAATTTGTATTAAATATTTTAAATTTTTGTTTTGTAGCTATAAAATATTATATTAACAAGATACGGCTGCGCCGTGATATAGTATAAAAGGCTGCGCCTTAGCGCTGCGCTTATGATGGCTGCGCCATCAATGGGTTGCACCCATCAAACCTGCGGTTGACTGGCGTCTAATAACAACTGGGCAAGGCCACAAATGTAGCGATCCGTAACAGAAGTGGCGTAATCCGCATCCAGATTACGAGGCGAGCAAAGGCCATGGAGCGCATTACCGCCGAAACGAGCAGCCAATCTGGACTTTATACCGACAGACGAAGCCCAGTAGCAATTGTCCCATGTATAAAAACATTCTCCTGTTCCGATACTTCCCCCTTTTTTATCCTTCCATCCGGTATAAGGAATACGGTGTAAAGCATAACTATCTCCTAAATTTTGGGTAGTTGCTATCTTTTTATATTTAGATTCAAAATTAAAAACCTCACCATTATTTATAGTAGACCTTTTCTCATATGTCCATTTCTTTTGATCTGGCTCTATATAAATATCAATAGTATTACCTATTCGAGTGACATTAGGATCATTTAAACAAGTCCCTACCTGTTCGTATCCTCCTCCACAATACCTAAAGACGTCTCCAGACAGATTCATACCATCGTATAAAGACATCCTTAAAATAACTTCCAAATCAAATTCTGCCGGTTCGTCATTTTCGTTTAAGGCCGATATGGTACCAGTCATTTCCTTAAACACAATAACATTCATATGGCCTTCAGCCATACTCTTGGCTCCCTGGACGTTCTTATACCAGTATTTTCCTCCATAAAAATCAAACTCTGATCCTTCTTCTACGCCTGTTTCAAATGCAAAAGAAGCCGCCATCTGACTTTCCATGCACTGTTCTTTAGGATACTCTGAATTTATGAGGTTAGAAAAATGAGTTGTTTTAGTAGGTTCATAATGGATAATAGAAGCAGTTGTAGCCCATGCTCCATACAGCCACGACTCTTCTCCTTTTTTACGGTATTTCACTCCTCCACATTTGCGATAATTGACATCATTACCTATTCCGTTATTACTTGATATTCCAGAACCGAAAGTGTCTGGATTAACCAAGTATTTAGTACCGTACAGCATTTCAAGGTATATGATATAGGCATTCAAGGTCAAAAAACCACCTTCAGAAAAAGGATAAGAAGATTCAGGATCTACGTTATTAGCCCTCGAATACTTAGCTATATTGATTTGATTTACGTCATTGCTCCTCGGATAAGTTCTTCCATTTAGAAACATCGTGCAGGCGTTACCAACTCCGGCTCCGGATTTACAATTTGTTTCTCCCTCATACAAGAAAAAGAAAGATCTTGCCTTGGAGTCTACTGTACATACCGGTCCAGGAGATAAGGCTGTGGGCGGCAGCACAGGGCACGTCTGGCGCAGGTCAAGTCCGTCCAGCATAGGAACCGTGTCTGCGTCGTACACACCAGACCATATTTTCCCACTTTTTCCAACTACCTTATCAACTACATACAGACTCTTGCTACATCCTAAGAATATGCTATAATTCTTTGAAGTAGTCTCCCAAGGTCTTAAAATCCTTACCTCTGATCCTGATACATTATAAAGTTTTTGACCAATACCATACTCTTCGTAAAAAGCCTTGGCGTCAAATGCTCCGGCATCACAATACTTATTTTTATGACCGTTATCCAAATACAGTTCCACATCGCATTCGGCTCTCATTTCCTCGGTTATACCCACCGTAGGAGCAAAATCTCCGTTTTCAAATCTAAGGAGATTATTCTTACGAAGCTTCCCGACCGGACGCACTTTGTCTCCGGTATTTTGAGTCATGTCTATAAGGTAAAAATCCCAAGAAGGGAGAAGGCTTTTGTCGCCAACTGATTCCGTGGCTTCTGGAGGAAGTTGGTCCTCAGCCCAAGCGGATGCCGATCCTGAAGCACCTTCTTTAAGAACATTGAAAGTATTACCATCAGACAAAACAAAAGGCTCAGATTCCTCCCCTTTCTTCGATAAAAACTTTTCCCTTTTACCAACTTGATTAACGACGATGTTCTTCTTAGCCTTATTCCCTTCATCGGAAATAGTGTAATTCAAAGTCGTATCAAGACCTTCATTTATTTCAGAAAACACCGACACCAGTTTATCGTTCTCACCTTCTGTCGGATTAAATTTTACGTTGCTCATTTTCAAAAATCAAATTTGCATTCATCAACAACAGGCTCGCATTTGGTATTTTCATTAACCCATTTCATGCCCTCTTCTTCCAGTATCTTCTTAGCCTTTTCATTGGCATCATCAACGCTAATGAAAGACGTTACGGTACCAGCGTATATCCTCCTGTATTTCTCAGGGGCCTTCCATCCTTCCTTACAACGTTTACTAAACCAACCATGTTGATCTTCGTTGTAATAAACGGTTTTACATACTCCAGATTCGTTAGCGGCAGCCTGCCCTTCTTGCTCAAGAATCTTCGCAGCTTCGTAGTTGGCTATTTCGGTACTGAACTTAGACCATACACGCCCGGCCTCTACCACGTGATGTGTGGGTTGTTCTTGTTTTTGACCATCAGGACAATCATTTTTAAAGAAATCCCCTTCCTGTCTTGTGTTATAATATACCTCGCAACAGCCACCTACTTTATTAGCATACAACGGACCTTCTTTCTCCGCAAACTCTTCCGCTTTCCTATCTGCATCATCCTGGCTTATATCCGAACAAAATTCAGCCTCATGAACGATAAACGTTTCTTCAGAACCAAGATCTTCCAGACAATCCGATTTCTTGAAAGCTTTTCTGTATTCTTTGTTGTAATACATCTTTTTCATGACAAGATCTTATTAAGTTCTTCTTTAAATTTCTGAATCTCGTCCGGGCACAACCCGCATTCCCCTTCACATACGATTCTTCTCATACGATCTATTTTAAGAACCGTATCCATATCAGGCTTAATACCTACCTTATACTTATGATATTGTAGATACTGATCAGCCTTACATGCTATAAAACGATCAGCACACTCACATAAGTAAGATGAAGGGAAAAGAATTTGCTGTGTACTTCCGGTAACTGCCATATCACTTCACGGTAAAATACCTGGCGTATTCTTTATTTATGTATTCAGAATAAGTAGCAAGATCATCCGGATCCGGGCACTCGTTCTTCAAATTAACAATCCAGCCTCTTACCAGCTTTTGAATATCAGCATACCTTTTACTTACACCTCCTACAAACCTGAACTTGCGATGAAGGTCTATGATTTTCTTGTCCAATACAGCAAGTTCATCGTATTTCTGAATACAAGCCGCATTAGAATCAGCTTTAGGTGTCGTATTCGACTGAGGCTTTATAGCCCTATTTCTATTAACAGAAGTAATATTACTTCTTCCACATCCACATCCCATAATTAACTTATATTTAATTTATTATATTTTGCAACCACAATTTTCACAATTATTGAGAACGTAAATCAATTTAGATGCTTTTTCGTATAATTGTTTTACATTTTCAAAATTCCCTAATCTCATATTGGCTTCAGCCGCAGCCAGCAGAAACTCTATTTCTTTTATTTTGTCAATAACGTCATCATCCTCATGATCGCATAACACAGTTGACCTGGCCCATATCTTATCTATGTTAAGACGGATCAGATCTGTTTTTAAATACTTTCTGTTAAATGAATAAGAGGAAGGACTGCCTTTTATGGTAATATCGTATATACCATCTTTTAGGTTTTCAAAATCATTTCCACGACCTGGATTTATGCCAAGGGTCTTACTGTTGAATACATTCAACTGATTCTTACCAAGATAATAAACATACTTATTCTCGTCTTCAGGTGGCACAATCTCTATAATAGCCGGTCTGTCTGCCAGTATCCCCCATTCCGACTGATCGGCTATGCGAAGCGTTTTAGGGTTGTTGGTGCTTATAACCTCAAAATCAAGATGGATGTTGTTCATACTCTCCTCCCATCCCATTCTGGCAAGGGAATCATCGTATCTGGCTGTTATATCAGCTCCCTCTACCTCAGTGCTATTAACACGTACCTCGGTACCATTTATCTTGACTCCTACTATTTGGGCTACCAACGACTTAGCCATACCAAACATAGGAACAATGATTTCCCCGTTATAATCAGTTCCTTCATTTGGATACTGTACTACTTCCGTCTTGTACAGGCCATCATTTCTTCTGGCTACTATTCTAATAACCATCTGATTTTCTACATCGTAGTCGGTCATTACTATCCTGACATAGAAAATGTTATTTCTTATCTGTGGTAAAATATCGATATAATTCATAACTTACCTTTTTCCACAAAGATAAGTAAATGGGGTGATAAAAGTTTAAAATGTTGTGTATTAAATAAAATAGGACGTGATTATTACCATATCCGATAATAGATTCCAGCGCCTAAGTAGGGGGAGAAGCCCTCGCGCCCAACCCCATACCCTGCCGTCAGTCCTACGCCCCAGCGCCGGCTCTTTTCGTATATTATTTCTTTTTTGTGGTAGATGATCATCGTGTCTAAATTAGGTCTGTATCCGCTTATAACAGCCCGATAATCATCTGTGTTGTATGTTTTTCTTTGTATAGGAATATTGATATAAACAGTGTCTTTTATCGTATCTTTTTTAACTATAGCATCCATAGGGAAAGGTATTTCTACCTCCCCTACGTCAACTATATACTGAGGAACAGGAATAGGTTGGATAATGGTATCTATTACCGTATCTATTTCTATATCGTGTATTATTTCTTTCTTCTTGCATGTTTTACCAAACAAGAAAGAAATAAAACACAGTAGAATAACTCCTAACACATGCCTGACTCTCATTTTTTGCAAACACATTTCTTACCCTCCTTATCTTCAGCTAAAAGTTCTTGTATATCACCGTTGTTAATACCTTCTTTAAGCTCTTCTCCGAATGGAACTTTTTGCCACCAACTTACTTTGCTAAAGAAATACTTAACGCCTTTTACTATCATCAAATCAGGTGCAAGGTCACCGAGGCGTTTGAATGCCATTCCACCGTATAATATTAAGGCAAATATTGTAATCCACTGAAGAAGCATATCTATAAACTCTGGAGATTTATGTCCTCCCATAGACATAATAAGATCCATTCCGGATATGGTAAATAACCCGAAAGAACAGGCCGCGAACTCAAGAAGGATTTTCAAAACTCCCATTTCGCTTATGCATGTCAATATCTTAAAAGGCCTTTTTCTCTTTCTTCGGATATAGCAGTGTTTAATACTTTTTATAGTAGCCAACAAAAGATTTATAGCTAATATAAACAATATAGAATATATAAGGTGGTGAATCTCCTGGAAATTCATCCACAATGCTGATAATCCGGAAATGAGAAAAGCCCAGAAACTTTCTAAATTCATCCTTCCTACAAAACGATAAGCCATATTAGAACATAGTTACTTTCTTGTTACTTCCAAGAGAGTCATATACGTCAATATGGACCCAATTGGTACCTGATTCTAATCTAATAGGACAAGGAAGTAAATCCTGCGACTGAATTATTTTATTCCTTGCCTCCTCTGCCGTCATACCTTTAGCATCGAAATCAATGGCTGCCCCAAGCATATGAGGACTGATATACAACGACCCTGATACGGTCTTCGATTTTACTATATCCGAGATATTGTTCCTAAACCCACGCTCGTCAAACCTTCCACCCGACTTCCAGGTATTAACCGTCATCGGCGTTTTCAATATGTCTTTCCTTAAAACCAGTATCGTGTGAAGCAATTCAGTTCTTAAATACCTCCAGCAAAGATCTTTGTCTCTGTTGTATTCTTTAGGACCAACTAATTCAACAATACTAAAATACTGACTCAATTCTTTTATAATATCACTTCTTTCCATAATTTAACCTTTTTCACAAAGATAATTAGAACCTTACCAAATATTAAAATAAGTAGAGTTTGTATTAAAGAAAAACCCCTGCATAAATAAATATACAGGGGTTATCCATAACATTAACAACAAATCACGACCTAAACAACCCTTACGTATCCGGCTGATACAAGATCAGAAAGATTCTCGTAAGCCAAAGGGATGCCTGAATCTCTTATGCAAAGATACTTAATTTCTTTATCAATATAATACTTTCCATTCTCTAAAATAGAATTATATACCCAAGGAATAGGATCGTCTACGGTACCTGAATGCTTTTCTTGAACAACCATATACAGGCTTTCGGCTCCACCTCCCTGACCAGGAACCCAATCAGCTTGTAGATTGTGATTTTGCCTTACTTCAAACAAAGTCCAATCCAAATCTGAAGGCTGGTTTTTACTACGAAAACGCTGCCCCTTTACAACAGCAGTTCCCATAGGAAGACCTTTGTCGCCATAAACTCCATCCTTATCCCAAATAGGGTACAGCCCCTTTATCTTAAGAGCAAGACTCTGGTCAGTATTCTCCAACATAGCCGGCGTATTGATCATCGCCCTCATATACATAGCTGTAGCCTTCTCAGGATCATTGGCTTCAAGGATCTTATTTTTTTCTATTATCTGATCCTTTGTCCTTACTAACTTTTCAGGATAGCCTTCATCCACTTTCATAGACTCAACTTCACTCCTGTCGGTTTTAGAAGCTATTTCCTTTTCTATGGCAGCAGTACGATCATTGCACTCAGATTCATATACATGCATTTCATTCATTGCCGTATTAGCAATATCAAGCTCGTATTCTGAATCTGCTACAGATACGGTATATATTCCGCTTCCTTTTGCTACATCAATATCATTCTTTACCCTATAACGCATATTCTCATTATACCATACAGACTTACCGTCTAAGCTGTATGTTCGAACAGAATCAGAATAAGCATATTCGCGAGCTTCCTTAACTTTCTTTTCTTTGGCTATAGCAAGCAACTCTTCTTCTGTCGGTCCTGGTGGCTCAGGATCAAGCTGCATAGCAATAACTTCTTTTACACTCGCTTTAGGATTGTCTTGATGAAACTGTTTCTGTTCTTCATCAAGTTGAACCCATTTCCCATCCAAGAAATCTTGATAAGAATATCCTACTTCGTAAGAAGATGGATCCAAATCATATCCTTCCCAATAAAAACCTTTTATACTCTTATTTACATACAACATAATTCATCCTTTCTATTAAGCATTTTCACCTACTCTTATAACCAGCTTATCATTGATATACCAGATACTTAATTCAATAAAGCTATTGGCCGGTATCGTAACACTGTCACCTGACATGCTCTGGAACTGTCCAGTAGTAGGAAGCGGCTGCGTAATGTCAGAACCGGTAGTGTTGTTGACACGAACCTGCCACTCTCGTCCTACATCCGATGATGATACGGACATAGATAAAGAAGTGGCAGCAGATACATTTGCTATAATATTATGACTACCTTTAGGAAGATTTTCCAATGTTGTAACAACAGAAGGAGTTCCTGCCATAAAATCCAGAAAAGAAATACTGGCTTTTGAAATAATAACATTAATACCACTATATGTAAAACTTTTATCCTCATTTAATACAATGAACACATTGGAGAAACTCAACCCGCTTCCATCATTAAAACAAGAAATAAGTTCAATATTGTAAGTATTTTGGTCTTTAGATATTACCATAGGCACAACTTCGCCATCAATCACTCCTACAACAATCTTATTCTCATAAGCCGAAACAACGCTATTATAGACATCATCACTTACGGTTCCTGAACTTGAACCAAACTGATCAAGATCTAAAAACGTCATTTCTACACCAGTACTCACCATGCCAAGTGCCTCAAGACTCTTCACACCTTCTTCGTCTGTAACCAAAATATATTCGTTATATACGTTTTTGGTTTCGGTAGAAGCAAGATCGTCTTTTACCAGGTACATAACGTTATCTTTCGCTGCATCTACTTCAGGAAGAGCAGATACAATCTGTTTCTTCCATCCGGCTGCCGAAACAGCATCATCTATGTATTGTTTTGTTACATGTTCTCCCCATGTCATATTACTGAGGAGAGTCTTGCCTCCATCCTGACTACCAGCAGGGGGAGCCGGGATAAGACCACCCTTCCCCTCGGCTTCAGCCGTAGCTACTTCAGCCTGGATTACTTTTTCCAGTCTGGAATCAACTTCCAGACCTTCAAACTTACTATTATAACCTACTTCTGCCATTTCTATTTTTTATTAATTTTATCCAACAACTTTCTGATCTGGTCAACGACGTTCATTACCGCCCCAACCTTATTCTTCACATCTTCTACCTTCTGGTCAATTTTAGCATCCAATGCCTTAATCCGATCTTCATTTTTACGATACACCCAATACAGTACAATACCGATAATGACAATCGTAAGGATATTAGCTAAAATGCATCCGATAATAATTTGAATCATGATGATTAGGAGGCGGATGACGCCGCCCCACGCTTTAATGATTAACTTTCTACAAATATAGCAATCCCCTCAACCAAAACAAGATCAAGAACGTTCGTCATTAACTTCGGATGACCAAGATGGTGAAGATAAAACAGATTCAAACTCAGAAGAAGGGCTGTCATATACTGGATACGGATACTGAGGCTCTTCTTCCGCCATCATCCTCATAGGCTCAAAAACAGTATTGTAATGTTCGATATGGAGAATAATTTCTGTACCCTCTATATTGGTGTGGGGATTATCGATTCCTAATTCCTGTATTTTGCTTACTGGAATTGAATCATATACTTCTTTTGGAATTATAATAAACTTCATACTATTTTGATTTTAGGGTCTGTAAATAATTATATGCTTTGATACAGTCGTCTTTGGAGAGGAGCTGGTTGTTGTAGATGCCTAAATTTTTAAAAGCCATTTGAGTATAATTATTTAAGTTAAATCCTATATTCAAACTTGATTCAACGATCGAAAAATTTTGATCTGCTGTATATTTATACTCAACCCAATTTCGATCATATAATCTACCATCTGAGCAAATAGCATGCAATGATTTAGTTCCAAAACTTTGTAAACTACGTGGATTATTAATAGATATAAGCAATCCATTAGCAATGTTATACAGATAAACATTTTGAGCTTTTACAATGCCACAATTGATCTGAACATTTGATAACAATTCCCAATCTCCAACAATCGTCCAATCTTCGTTCATTGTAAAACTAGAGCTCTGAACTTTATCATCCACCCCATCGGTAACTAGATAGCCTTCGTATTCAAATGGTAAGAGTTCTATGGTAACTGGGGTGGTTGGAAGATTTTCTGTTAAGGAAGATTGCAATGAAAACCCATATGACTTATCAACAGGAGGTAAATCTATGGCATAGATTCCATCGGATGTATATGTGAGATCATATGTAGCGGCATAACCAAAAGCAAGAACATCACCTTCTGTCATGCCAGTAAGTTTAAACCGTAGTTTAATACCATTTACTAACGCTTTATTACCCCAAAAACACTTACCAATAGAATTAATAGGTATTCGTTTATCATGAGAAATATTATAGTTATCAATAATATTCCATCCTCCACCTTCTATTTCTCCATTGGTTGCCTTAAATTCATTACCAAAATATTGATAATATAACCCATACCCACTCCCTTCTGCAAACCCAAAATTAGACAGTACAAGATCATTACCATTGCCCGTAATATTGGCGATAGTATCCCGATCTTCGTCCTCGTTGGTTTTGCCGGTGACTGTCCATGCTTGATCAAAGAATAACCAAGGATATTGCTTCTTATACCAATCAAAAACCTTTTCATCGTCTTCATCGGTAGAGAAATATCCATTACATATTGTTTGCCCAGCGATGGCTAATCTGGCATAAGAATAACCATTGGCCACTCTCCATAAGTAATACAAGCCAGGATTATTTATAAATTCATTTGCTGTTGCTGTAACTGAATCACCTGTTATCAAATTTTTTATTGTCATATTATCAGCATCTCTTTTACAGCAAAGAAGATTAAATCCATTGGATAAATTTATTACTACAGATTTATTCCCAGAATAATACGAAAGTGCATTGAGAGAACTATAATTCATGTAAAAATCTTTTATATCTTTTCCAGCCATCATCATATTCTTTGTAGGGTTATTCTGAAACGGAATAAACGCCGTGTACACCGTATAGGTATCCTCGAAGTTAAGCTCCTTCTCTGTAACCGCAAAGTCGTCTACTCCGTCACCGAGGATAAAGCCGGGATAAACATCACTAATACCCGATCCTTCCTTCCAAGCGAAATTCTTGAAGGATAGGAACCTACCTTTACCATCCGCATCCTCAAGGCGCGGATCATCCATTGCGGCCATCATCTCGTTGGTAAGACCTCCGAAATGCCAACGAGTGACATCGCCCGGAAGTTTAGGAAAATCATCTACTTTACAAGGTAAATCTAATATCATCTTCGCATACTCTTTAAAAGGTATGGAAGTAGGTATATGATACCCTTTGGATATAAGGGCTTGCCTTATATCCTCCTTGGTATTTATGATCCTCATTAACTTATCTGATATGGTTCCCATTACACTTCCTCCCCATTTATGTAATCTAATACCTGACCTATGTCTCCGATGTCTGATTTTATTGACTCTCCTTGAGAATGTATTTCAATAAGTTTCTGATATAAGGTATTACCCCCTATACGATTATTATCTATAGCCTGCTGCTCGATCTTAGTTATCGTATCAGGATCTTCGTACTTAGTACCATCAGGACCATACCATTCATCCGTTAAATTAGTGTATTTATGACGGACTGGAGTCAGTATAGACTCCAATGTTATTAAATAATATTCGTTACAACTCATGACAATAAGATTTAATGGTTACAACAATTGCATCTACAAACTGTTTTCACGTAGCCAGAGGGAATAGCAGCCAGCTCCGTCCCTACGGCTATCGCCGGGTCAGTGCTTTCCACGACCGTCAGCGCCATCTTATCTACGTCAAGGTCATTGTCGTAAACTATTTCTCCCTCTACGTAAATGCTCCCTGCATCAGAACCATAGCAGTCTTTTACCTGTCTTATATGACGTTGGGTAGCAGACGCAAAATCACACTCGATACTTAACCAACCTACCGGTATCTGATCAATATTAGATCCGATATTGTAATCAGGATCGGTTGTTTTAAGCACCATATGCCTCAATTCCCTTGTATTTCCGTATCCGTCCATTGTTATATACGTCCGGATCTGAACCTTGCCATTTTCCGTCTTATAACAGTTTTCTACTATTTCTGTATCGGATGTAGTAGCATCAGGGAAATCACAAACAATACGCTGCCATCCTTCTTGTATTTTATTGAATGTGGCACCTCTTTGTATATCAGGATCGGTTGTTTCCATAACAATAAGATATTCGTCCCGGACTCCTATTATGCTATCTACCGACCTATATCCTCCAAGATGTATTTTACCACCAGGAGTTGTATAGCATTCATCTACGGACATGATATGCCTTTCCGTAAGATCAGGGAAGTCACATTCGGTTTTCGTCCATTCGTTAGGTATCTTATCTATTCTCGTCCACTGAGGATAAGCGACGTCCGTTGTCTTAACGATATAATAATACTGTTCCCTTACACCAAGAATAGCATCAATAGCTTGATAACCTTTTATATTGACCTTACCACCATCTGTCTTATAACATTCGTCCACTTCAACAATTTCCCGGTCTGTCATATCTGGAAAATCACATACCATCCTCACCCAATCTTCGGGTATGGAATCCAATACGGTCCCTACCTTAATATCAGGATCAGTTGACTGAAGGACAGTATAAACCTCTTCCCTGGATCCAAGAATATTATCTATGGCTATCAAGCCTTCTACCTGCACTTTCCCTTTTTTAGTAGTGTAACATTCAAGAACATAAGTTACATCTCGTTCTGTCATGTCGGGGAAATCACAAACCATTCGAACCCAATTTTCTGGAATTAGCTTAAAAACATACCCGGCAGGGAAATTATCGTCAGTTGACTGAATAACGGTATAAATAGATTCCCTGATGTTTATCTTGTCATCTATGGCTTCTAATCCTTCTATTTCAACCTTACCATCAGGAGTCTTATAACATCTGTTGACGAACGTAATGTCACGTTCTGTCATATCAGGAAGATCGCAGTCGATCATAACCCACTCGTCCGGTATTTTAGCAAGAACCTTACCTACCGGATTATCCATATCGGTACTGTCGGTAATTCTATGGGTTTCTTTAAGAACATCCATCTGATCGTTAAGAAGATACCAACTCCATACTTCAACCTTTCCACCAGGTGTACGGTAGCAAGTTTTGAAATCTTTGATAACTTTCTCAGCTATGTTAATCCACTCCCATTCGGTTGTGGCCGGAATACCAGAAACAGGATGCTTCTTGCCTTCTTCGTCAAGATACCAATAACAGCCATTTAAGGACACAACCACCTGGTAGATTTTGTCCCCTATTTTTATACCGGATTTGCTGTCATCTACCGGTTGGGAGGAACCCCATTTTCCAACTATGTTGGTTATTTTGTCAATGCCCCTACCTAAGGCACCGACTAAAGAATCCACGCCATTCATATGAAATCGATCTATTTCAAATTATTTTATTACAAAAAGGGGGTGGAGGACCAGCCTCCTCCCCCTTGGGATATATAGAAAAAAGGAAAATCAAATCTTGCAGGGCTTGATATTTGCCGAAGCAGCTAACAAGTCCATAAGGTCTTGAATACCTTCGTGAGCGCCATACGGTACATGGAAGTGTACTGTAATGTGATCATCAATTACCCTACCGAAGCCGTTAGAGTAACGTGCCGGCTTCAGCGTTACTGAATAATCAGCATACGGAGCCAACAGGTCTAAGCGAGTTTCTTCGTTGGTAAACATCCGTTCCATAAGTTCCTGGTGAGTCTTACGGAAATCGAAGAACATGCGTTGTTCACGTTCCTTATCCAGCAATTCAGCGCCGAGGTGAGTGCGCGGAGCCCAGTGCTGTTTGTATTCGGTATGGATCGGGTTGAAGTACGTGCTGATAGCCTCGCGCTGTTCATCCGGATAACCTCCATTTACAGCAATACGAACAGATCCTTCCTGGAATGTCAGACGGTCAATCAAACAGTCAGACGGAGAAATCATGTAGTCAATACCACGGAACAAGATACCGCATTTGCAGTTCTTAGGTATCGGATCGGCGATAATGGACTGATCTCCTGCTACGGCACCCAAACGTTTCCAGTTACGTCCACGATAAGATTCGGGAGCTTTAGATACGAAGAAGTCTTTGAAGATTTTATCGCATTCGTCGCAAACCATGTTAGTAACGACCGTTGTTTTGAATTTGTGTTGACATCCACCAGGTGTACCGTAATCTTCGATTGTCAGATACGGGAATGCTGCCTGTAATTCTTCTTTAGCACTGTTACCACATTCATCATCCGGCAACGTGATTTCATAAGCTTCTTTCGAAATCTTACAAGAACCACATGCTTCCCAGCTAACGGTAGTAACAGTAGGATTGCTACACATATCTGCTGTTTTAGCAACGAACGTTACTGTGGCAGTCGGATTGGTTTCTACAAATGCATCGATATCAGCCTTCGTCAGTTTCTTGCTTACGGCCACAGTGTACATACCTACGCCGCCATCTTGGGCTGCTGTTTTCTCGGCAGTGCTACTAACGGCATTCTTAATGCTTTCTACTACAGTAGACTGATCAACGCCATCATCCTCTAACGTTACGGCATAAATCAAACCGCCGTCTACCTTAGTATATCCTTCAGGACACTCTTCGCAGCCTTTCATTATAGAAGACAGCTTTTGAGTATAATCAGCAGGCTTACCACCTTCTTTCATCACCTGATATTTGGAAGTAGAAAGATGACGTCCGACTCTCTTGATATCCAAACCAGGATAAGCAGCCTTAAGCTGAGCCAGGGCATAAGCATCACCGGTATCACACATTTCCATACAATAGAATTTCATGTCGGTTTCCACCGGAGTTTTTTCCAACTCGTCACAAGAATGGATAGGATGGATTTCTACAAAATCACCTACCTTTCCACCACCTGCAATCGGCTGATTCTTGATACGTTCGATTGTTTTCAAGATAGCAGCCAAAATATCAACATCTTCGCAAGGATCACATTCTGAACACATATCCTCACGACCAGGACAGTTTTCGAAAATGATGTAATCATCGATATTCACCTCACCCATCGGATAACCACGAAGCTCGAACAAACGTCCTGTCAGCTTAATATGAATAGGGATACGATCGCCTTTTCTTGCTGTAATAGCGGTATTGTCGTCAATTCCGTTGTAACCGAAAATAACTTCATCTACTTTAATTTCTTTGCTCTTCGGAGCAGAAGCATACACTTCTATAATTTCATCAATAGCAAACGTAGGTGTAGAGAATGATTTATCATCAGATACACGGTCGTTCACCATCTCATTACGTCCGATTCTGATCTGGAAACGTTGTTCGTCCTTACGATATCCTTTCAAGTCTTTCAACGCTTTCAAACCATCTTTAGTCTGCTCACCATCCAAATCATAGATAGCGATCTGACCTTCTTGAAGCAACAAAGAATCTACGTCCGCCAACTTAGCGTGCGGAGGACAGATAATGTGTCTGTCATACGGTTTATGGATAGCCATAGCCTTATAATATTTTAAAAATTAATATTCTGTTATCTGTCTCAAAAATAGCGATAGTCATATAAGCAACAAAAAGCATTAGGAATTAATTAATTCTTAATGCTTTTTGATAGTCTTTAATTTAGGACACGTCTTTATTCTGCTATAAAGGAGATTGGACGTTGTTTGAGTCTATTTGATAACGTCCATATTCGCTTTCATTCAAAGCAAATTGCTTTTCAATCATGTTAAGGATAATACCAATTAATTTATCATCTAATTCAGGATCTATATCGGTTGAATTAGAACCATCGGATTTAACATATCCTTCGATGTCAACTTCCTTAGGATAGCGGTAATACGTAAGGTAAACGGTGTCTACTTCAAAACCAGACTTGTACACCCTTACCGAATCTTCGCCTATAGTGTAGAACGTTTCCCTAAAATCAAAATCAGGTTTGTTAAAAAAGTCGGCAAGAAGCTCATGCGGGTTTTCGTTCTTAGCCTCCCACATGGTAAAATCAGTGACCGTGCATTCACCTTTGGTAAATACGCCTGATATGTTTGAAAAAGAAAAGAAATCAGAAGGCAATGAAAACAAAGTGCTTTCCGGATTATCTTTATCTCCTTTCTCGTCAAGTTCTTTTGAATACACAACTAACTTTTGGATATAACGTATATCCTCTTCGTTTTTCTTATCAAGGATATAACGAACAAGGCGGTTTTGTTCGTCATTAAAAAGCTGAACAAAACGTGCCTTGTCAAGTTTTATACCACCGTTGGTCATGTTTTCTTCAGCCTTCTGTAAGGCCCGAAGATAACAATCAACAATCTTCATAAATTATTCTTTTTTATCAGCGTATTGATCAATATCAAAACCTTTTTCGTCTTCCTTTTTCTTCTTGTCAGACTTATCTCCTTCTATTTTTTTATGCTTGTTCTTTAAAGCATTATACGCTTCCAGAACACGTGACTTGGTTTCTAACATCGACTTATTGGAAGCAAGAGCCATAGACGCAGAGATAGCGTCGGCGCCCAGGAGCTCGCCATTCAGATACAGTCCGTCGGTGTTGACGGTGACAGCCAGTCCCTCGATCATTTCCCTAATCATACGATGGAATTTGATCACCTGCATTCCCTCAGAAGATTCATCATCAGACAAGAACCTTGAGCTTGCTTCTTTATACATGTCAACGTTCGTATTCTTAGCATCAATCCAATTAGTGAATATGTATTGAACCATGCTCTGATCAAGCTCTACGCTATATATGATATCAAGATACAAAAGCAGATCGTAGATGCTTTTCCTTTCAGCCTCGGATCCTTTCAGTTTGTTCATGAACTCGTATAAAATATCAGCCTTGTCAATCTGACGTTGTTTCCTGATATCTACGGCCGTAGTCTTGTCTTCTACACAATAATAAGATTCAACGTACATCGGATTACCGTCTTCCTCTTTAGGAGTAAGAGACTTGGATAAAATAGCTATATACAGCTCAAATAAATCACGAACGTCATTAGTGTAGAACAAACGACCATCATATAAGTCAATTCTGTAAGAATCCCAGAAATCGAAGTTCTTTTGGTCCAGGTCCTCATTGACAGTTTCTTCAAACGGATACCGAATATTCTTAATACGCATATCCATTTCATTCTTCTTGTCTTCAAGTGAGTAACCTTTATAACATGCTGAATTGATAAAGAAACCTGTATCATACACCCTAAGATCCTTGTCCCATCCACAACAAGATACTGTCTTGTTCCCAGGGAAAGGAGTCTTGGAAATGCCTCTTTCCTGATATCCGAAAGGAGCTTCTTCATCCATCTTACCTGTTATAACATAAATAGAGTCGGAATATATCTTCATTCCTCCTACGGTAGCCAGCAGTTTCTTAGACTCATGGCTTTCTTCAAAAATCTTTTTTCCCATTTTTTTATATACCCTACGTCTTTTCATATATGAAAAGACTATGTTAGAAACAAAATTTGCGGCCGGTTTTAAAGCCGACCGCAAGTTAATATTAAAAGTTATGATTACAAAGAGCTTGGTAACAATTCAATTGTTACGAACCGGCTGGTATCTTTTACCCAACAAGCCGATACAGAATGGCACCAGAATTGTTCTGACATACGAGGATGGCTGGATACAATTTCTTGAGCCGATACTCTGGATGACCATCTACCTTGTTCGTAACCCCACCACATAGAACCGATATCAGGCTTAACGTAGAATACGTTGCTGTTGATATTACCAATACGAGCTTCGGCTGAAGCAGGGATGCCGGCGAATGCATTGGAATATTCAGGAGCGGTCAAGTCTTCCATAATACATGAATATGATGTGATAGGAGTCATACCGTCTACCAACTGGCTTCTATCTACCATATCAACGTAATCCAAAGAAGGTTCGTGTTCTACAATAACCTTACCAATACCCGGAATAGTAACACCCTTGATCTTTACAGTTCCTAATTCAAGAGCATCGTTTGATCCTGTTACCGGATTATTGATAATACGTTCTGTACCCATAAGCGGAGCCAAGGCACCCAATTGAGAGAAGAACTCATCACGGAAGATTTCAACGATGTTCTTGTAAGCCATAGCACCTACCTTGAATTTCATTACACGATTTTCAATCGGCATATCGCTACGACCACGGAAAATATAGTCGGCAGCAGCCAGGAAGTGTTCACGCTTGATACCGCCCGGACGTGCATATGAGATAACGAAACCACGGCGAAGTTGATGGTACAAACCTTCGTTTTTCATCAAAACACCATTATGACCCTTGACTCTACCTCCACGCATGAACATAAGTTCGTATGCTTCCATCTTAGCCAACTCAGCCAAGCAGAACAAAGACACTGTATTGGCTACACGTGCTGTACGCATATCAATGCTTCCGTCACCAAGACGAGAACCGATGATAGCATAACTTGCATCACCTCCTCTGATTTCAGAAAGCTGACGAACTTTCTGGTAAGCTTTGTCGATGAAATTCTGTGTGCGTTCGTCCGCATAAGCCAAAGACTTAACACCAGCGTACATAGTCGTTTCACCTTCAACACCACGGTGTCCACCAAGCGTAAATTCACAAGTCATAGAACCGGCCTTAGAAGCACCTCCTACACCAGAGAACTGAGTAGAGAACTCACCAAGAACGTTTGTTACCTTCCAGTATTTAATACCGGCGCGAAGCATGTCTTTCGGGAAGTATTTAGCACGAGAACGACCCCACAGCTTACACCAATATCTCCAGTTTTCACCTTCTTGTTTCGGAGGGCGCTCTGTAGAGATAAGAGCCTGGCAACCGTTAATCACATCGTAAGTAATAACATCTCCTTGTTTGAATTGTGCATTCAACACAATTTCGAAGAAGCTTTCATCAATACCAGGTTTTGCATATTTCAAAGACGTGTCTTCTACTGTAACCACCTCATACGTTTCTGATACCGGAAGATCATAACGGAATGAACCATTGATACCATTTACGGTAATAGTAGCATCCTGTTTAATCATACCCATATACATAGGCAGAGGATAGTTTGTAATGTTAGAAAACAACTCAAGCATACCCAGATGGTTCTTATCCGGATTTTCGTAGTACCAATCTTCTAAAGAGCTAAGATCGTGCTCTACGATACTTTGCTTAACGACTTTAGCGTCGGTATATCCAATCACCGTGTCACCATTCATGGTGGCCGGGAAATTTTTTGTTAAAAGTACATTAGCCATGAACGAAAAAATGTTTTAATTTTTAATCTATACTGATTTCATCGAACTTCACACCTTGAACTTGATCACCTTTATCATCTACCGGAGCTACCCTCTTGTCTTTATTTGTGTGGCTGATGAGCTTATAAATTTTCTTCTTCTCATCAACTACAGCTTGATTCGACTTCTGTTTTATGAACTCTCCTGGGTTCATAAGAAACATAATCAAATCTGGCGCTTCTTCCGGATTCATCATCATCTCCCTTACCCTATTAAATGCTTTGGTAATTCCGGGATTCGATTCAGAAGGTTTTAGGGCAAAATCAAGAGCTTTAGATACCATAGTGTCATTTAGCTGATACTTTGCCTGGATAGAAGACTTAAGGTCTTTCTTATACCTTCTAAAATCTTCTGCATCCTTCGCCTTCTTTTCGGCAGCCTCTTTAGTACGTTGCTGGATAATATCATCCATTCTCTTATCAAGCTCAGCCTTATACTTTATAGCCTTTGCTTCAACATACTCTTCTCCTTTATTGATAATGCCTTTGAAAAACTCATCAGCTTCATCTTTAGGCAACCCAAGAAGATCAACATAATGGCGAACGATCTTTATCTGATCTGCTTTGTTTTCAATGTCAAGCTTTTCTATCGGAGCGACATTCGTATCATATTGCTTAAGAATATCAACGATATTAGCGCCAGCCTTATCAGCCTGAATAAGCTTCTTGGTAATATCAGAAACAGAAGTAACATCTATCTTATCCTTAACAATATCCTCTTTCTGGCTTTCAAGGACTGTAGATAGTATGTCACACAACGAATCTTCTTTACTAAAATCAAGATCATTGATAGTAATCTCTTCGCCGTTTTCACCGCTAAATACCACATCTTTCAAATCGGGAATGATCCCTCTTGAAGAAAGGGCATCCAATACTTTTCTGTAATTGACAACCGGGGTCTCTACCGGATCCTGTTTAACGTCAACCACATTCTCTTCTCCTTTTTTATCCTCTTTAGGATCAGGAGTAGGATCGACAACCGGCTCTTCTTTAATTTGAGAACCTTCTTCTACAGGCTTCTCATCTTTTTTAGCCGGTTCATTACCATTAATAGGCAGAATATCTTCTTCCCTATTATAAACATCATCAACTGGACCGATACTAAAAATATCGTCCAATTCTACTATTCCATTTTTTTCTAATTTTCCCATACTGCAAAAATATTTAAATACCTATATTTCAGACAAAAAACTTATAAGTGTTTAATCTTCACTAAAAATTAAACATCCCCAAATTTTATTAGAGATTTTCTAATGAAATTTGGGGATGTTTAATCCTTAATTCTTATTGATTCCGGCTACATACCTTTTGGTGGCATCTTCCCTCGCTCGTTGAGCAAGCTCTTTGGATTTTAATTTTAACTCTTCCATTTTCATTCTCATTTCATCATCATGAAGTTTGGAATCGTTTTCAATTTTCTTATCCTCTATCCTTTCATTGCTTTCTATATCAGCTTGCCTTACGGTCTGATCTGAAACAGAAGCCAGGAAGTTGAGGGAGGTGGCGTCGCTCTTGGCGTCTGCCGCCCTGCCTGCCGCCTGAATCTTCTCTTGAAGTATCCTGTATTGACCTTTCTTGTCTTCCAAAGCAAGTTCATGCTGACGTTGCTTATCCTTCTCAGCAGCTTCAGCTTGTATCTGTTGCTGGTTAAGCTGCATCTGATTCTGTTGTTGCTGCTGCATCTGACGCTCGTTGTATGCGCGAGTATTCCTTGCATTCTGTATAAGTTCCACCATAGAATCTGATGTGAAGATAGATGCAAGATCGTAAATATCGCCTCCGGCTGTATTTAGCTGCAACATGAAAGTTTTAAATTTCTCAAGCTCATCCCTTTTCTTGGAATTAGATAATGCCTGAACACCAAGATGCCTTAGACTAAGACCGTCGGTTCCTATAGATAAAAACGCTCTGGTAAGATCACTTTTTGTGTACATTACAGAAATATCCTTTCCTTCTTCCTGACATTGTTGAGCAACAGCCAGATGAAGATCCAAAGCGCGTTTCTTGAAGTAACCGAAGTTATCAAAGTATATCTGTGTTTGTAACATAGATGCTGTAACGCCCTGCTGGACCCCGGTGGCGGTCTCATACCTGTTGGGGCCGTTAATTACTTGAGGCGTGATACCAACCATTTCAAAACATTTCATCCTCGACCATTCAGCAAGTTCCATTCTTGTTTTAAGTTGCTCTGTCTGGGACAAATCATAGACAGCAAACTGGTTGAAAGGGACACCACCTTTCGTGTTTTGAGATGAGGTATCTAATGTAAGAGCACCTACAGACTTAGCTACATCAAGAAGGTTTGCCCATATATCAGCCACATCTTCACCCAAATCCTTGTATTCACTCGGAACCAGATTTATATCTCCTAAGAAGAATTTACCGATCTCCTTTTCAAGAATATTGTTTATCTGGTTTATGGAGAAATTATAGAATATTTGATATGGCTGAATCCTGTTAGCCATAGAAGTACCGATATATCCGGCAACAGGTAAAACAAAGTCATAGATGTTGCTATCCCCTTTTATCTGGTGATCGATAGGTTCTCCATCCAGATACAGGTTGTCCTGAGCGAGGGCACCTCCACTTATTTTAACCCCGTACCTTACCTGTGGAACGTAATCTACGAAATAGGTATTAATCTCCGGGTTCTCCATTCCCTTACTCATGGTTCTGGTAATTTTCTTAATACCATTTTCCTGTAAAAAGTCCTGAAGAAGCTCGTCGGTTACCATTTCGGTAGTTACTAATCCGGTTTCAGTTTGGTAGGTAATTACATACACCTGAGCCGGGGATACCCAATATGATTCAGTTACCTGATACAAATCACTACGAACATGCTCGTCGCTTAAACTCTGGGCACGGTTATAATAATTACCATGCTCTAAATTTGGCATGAATCTGGTTCTGTGATATTCGTTGCCATTACTATCGTATCCGGTATATGTGCCGGCTGGAATACCGTAATAATCCTCATAAGCTTTTATAGAAGCATAATCATTATATCCTTTCCAAGGTATTACCTTATTCTGATATAACATCCCTACACTCGCCGATTTGGATAAACTTACATAGCTTCCATTATCACCATTGTTATAAGTACCATTGAAATTATCAGCACCTCCTATAAGCTTTTGCTTGTCTTTTGCCGTAAGAAGATGCCCCCACCTTACTATAATATCATTGGCAGTATAATAATGAACACGACCAATATAATCACCGTACTGCGGATACTTGCTATCTAATGTCTTAGAATAAAACGTATTCAACGGAGACCATCTCTCCGGCTTATAATAGTCGTATCCTACATGATAGTTTCTAAAACAACGACCGGTAAGAAGATAGTCGATGAAATTCTCGGTGTCTATCTCATCCATGTAAAAACGCCCCCTGTCTGCTTCAAGCGTATGAGAACCCCATATAACCTCGGCAGTCTTCCATTTTGTATTCATGAAATTCTCTATCTCAGGAGGGGTCATAGATGCTTTCACCTCTTGTATCTGTTGAGCATAAGCCTGCTTTTCTTCTTCGCTTGCAAAATTATTATAATCCGGATCCAATCCCCTATTTAACAATTCTTGCCTAACCCTTCTGTCCAATTCCTCTTTAATGTAATTATGAAGGAGATTCTCCTTCGTGGCAGAATACTGATTCACTTCAGATTCGTCCAATCCAACTACATTATACTTGTCAGAAAGGTTGCCCAACCATCCTACAAAAGCGTTTACGATCGTACCTATTATATCATAATGACGTAAGAATGATGGAATATTTACATTGTCCCTTATAGACTGAACATCCTTAAGATAAGGAATTACGTCTTTCAGCTCCATAAAGGATAACTTACCTTCCATCATTCTATAAAAATCCTTGAACTTCTGGTTCTCATCAAGCTGCTTCAAACCAATCAATTCAAGAGAATCCATAGTGGCTTTAAACCACTCCTTGGTTTTTCTCTTGGTAGGTATCGCCTGTACCGGCAAACCTGAAAATACTCCTCTGGCCGGAAAAGCCTGATCTCTATTGAAATATTCCATCCTATTATCCTATTTTTCACAAAGATAAGGAATTTGTTCTCGTCACCTCATTTTATAAGGGTTATGTCTTCTTACCGTAAATCCTTTGACCTGTTCTATCTTCTTGCGCTCTCTCTTCTTTTGATTCTCCTTCTGAGTCGTACTTTCAGGCATGTAACCCATATCATCATAATACTTAGCCAGAAGAAGAGCGTGGCCGAAGGCTATGATACGGTCGGTGTTGGTCCCGGGGCCGAAGGCTATGATCTCATCAAGAAGTTCTATATCAGGGATACGGTAAATACCTTTCTGTGTTATTTCATTACCATCATCATCATACCCAACAACAACATCCTCCCAACAATATTGAATAACGGTATTGAAAAGCATACGCTGATTGGGAACCGTAGGAGCCAAACCGAGCTTATTGTTCTGACGGGCTCCGGCACGGATAATCTTACCGGCAAGACGTTCGCCATCTTCCAGCAACATAAGCTGCTTATTTCGTCTCGTAAGATAAAATTCATACATTCGGTCGGCATTCTCCATAAGACACTTGGCCCCATACGCTTCTTGAAGTATTTCACAATTCCTACAAAAATCATCGGAAGATGGAGGACGTGATGCGTATGATGCTACTATGCAATAAGCAAATGGATCGTTGATTTTTACATATCTTTTAAGTACATAAAACGAACCAACAGAATCAGTATCAGCCTTGTCAGATTTATAGGGGTCAAGCGATGAGACATAAGTGTAATCAAAAACACCTCCTTCTTCTGGTGGATCCTCATATATAACAACAGGAGAATCTATGTTACCACCTTGAAACGGATAATCAGCAAGCTGCTTATCACTAAAATTATACCCCATTTTCATGCCGTCTATCTGATAAATATCCACTGTTTTACCAGGCCTACCTTCTTCAAGAAGACGGCTTTTGTGCTTCAACGCATCTTCTACAGGGAACCTATTTACGTTCGTATTAAGGAAACAATCATCTATAGACAAAGGGAATGCCATTCGTTCCTGGACGTATAAAGCTCTATCCTTTTTGACAAGTTCGTCAAGACGTGATTTTATTATTCCAGTATTTTTATCAAAGTCTGAAACTTTTATTTTTATCTTCTTAAGACCGGGAGCATTCTCTACTCCAAGATACTTATCAAGAGTCGTTTCTTTCTTTTCATAAGCATGAGACATCTGGGCCGGAACAAAGCATCCAGATTTACATATACGCCATGTTGGTTTAATAACTCTCTTATTTAGAATATCATAATTCATTATAATGAATCCATATTCGTCCGGAGAGTTCATGATTTTCTGGGCATCTTGAGACTTTTCTACATTACCGCCAGTTCCCGCCATCAAACAAACGCCCCTCATTCTACCATGCATCATATGAGCTGGCCTACCGGCAAGCCATGCCCCAAGCACCGGGAATTTACCTACCTCATCATATATAGACGTATATGGAGTTCCGCCTGCGGTCTTCAATGAGCCTCGTGTCTTTCCATCATCAACGTTGGTGATTCTTATTCTGGCATGAACATCACGTTGATTATTGATGTTTCTTGTACCTAAAACAACTTCTTTAGTCCAGTCGTTACCAGTCCTGTTTATAGTAAGATAAGGAGGAAGATTATCAAGTCCAAACTCAAGATACTCTCCCATATTGGCAAGGTCTTCTTTACTTGCTCCAATAACATTATGCGTCAAATTGTACGTCATTGTAGCATTACGAGCCAGAAGAGAACTCATTATGGCCGTATTATGAGTAACGATGTAATTGGTGGTCAAAAATAAATGAGAATCATTATCAACGGTTATACAAGTGGCATGCTCCTTTCCGTATATCGATATGGATCTTATTTTTAATTCCTTACGATTCCTTGATAGTATAAGTTTATTCCCCTCCAATTTAGCATACCAACCTGAAGCCCAAAACATACGTTGTACAAAATTTATGACATCCATGTCAATATGAGACAACGTAAGCTCTTCTTCTCCGGTTACTACGTTTCTGAAAGAACGAATGAAGTTTTCTATAAAATCTTTCTTTTGATCTATGGACGATCTTAAAAACTTCTTACAAACGTATTTATCAAAAAACATATCCCCTCCATAGCCACCGAGATAAGCCGCCAGCATCGAGGCGTAGGCTGACGGCGGAACCGGCAGCTTTGCCGTAGGGTAGTTCAGGGCCTCACCTACTGGAATAGACATACTCTTATAATCTAATCCGGCTATGGCTCTAAGACTCCTAACATGCCATTTTCCGCCATGATTGACACGCCATTGGTGATTTCCGCAACAAATAACGTTACGACCGTCTTCGAACACAACTCTGTAGGTGGTTACTTTCCCTTGAGGGTAGACACCTACAACCTCTACCAAATTCCCTTTATCGTCATATATCTTATTCCCTACAACAATATTTCCTATCATCTTTTCCCGGTCCTCAAGATAAAGTATCTCAGAATCAAGAAGGGCTTTCCCAAAACGACGGCACCCGAACATGAATATTCCTTTATTCTCTTCTTCAGCCTGCTTTAGAAATTCGGCAAACATCCATTCATTATCACGAAGCTGTGAATTTCCTGGAATACGATCTTCTCCTACGTCAATCATCATCTTCCAGAAATTGATATGCCAGTATAGCCAAGGATGGATAAACACCCCATTTATGGTAACACCGTTAAGGAGTTTCATAGCCTCATTCTCCCAGAATTGCTTGACATCATCATCTTGCTCTTCATAAGAATAAAGGTCATTCCATAACGGAATATCGTTACCCATATTTATATAAAGTTCTTTACTGTTAATATTCATGACAAAACTATTTATCGAGCTTGTTCTTAGCTTCATTCTTAACAAAAGACTGAATACCTGATACTGTTTGTCCTCCTTTTAGGCTTTTCTTGTTTTTGGCAGCCTCGAGCTGATTATAGACATCCATTATCCCACACATCTTAATATAAGATTCAGTCCATTGCATTAAGCTATCAGACAAGCTTTTTTGAAACCTAAATTCTTTCTCCCTCTTATCGGAATCTTCTATTTTATCCCAAGGATTTTCAGATAGATAACGTTCAGCCTTATCTATCTGATCCCTTAACACAATAAGTTTCCGATCTACGTAAGAGACATCATCATTAGTCGGCTTTCTTGCTTTCATTGTTGATAATTTTTAAAAAAGCCTCATACTGAGACTTAAGCATATTAAACCTGTCTTCAAGAGAAGATGGATCAACACGATACTTACACATGTTTTTTATTCCTTCCTCAACAGACTCGTCTTTGAATACAACAGAACCAGTATTATTATCAACGTACATAATAAAATCTGATTCTCCGTCGTTTACTATCCTATCAAGAACCTTCTTACTGTCATCATCTACATTGAGATCATGACCGGCGTTAATAGATAACCTGTAAACGGTCTTGACAGAGGAAGATACTTTCATTATCTCTTGTTGATACAAGTTGGTCATAAACGACTTTTCCTCCAAATCAATAAAGTCTTCTAACTCTATGTCGTTTTCCTCATCCTTCTTCCTAATAATATCCTTAGTTATCTCTTCCATCTCCTCTCCCACCTTGTCTTGCGCAGACAGTAGATGGTTGTAATAAGAAATAAGATGCTTTATATCTGAATCAAAATCAATCTTCTTCATTGTCAAGAACCTTTTTATCATGAATAATAACGTCCATCAACTCCATTGATAAATTATAATCAGCCACTTCAAAAAGCTCGCTGTCTGTCAACGTCCTTAAAAAAGAAACAGACAATCCTCTTTTCTTTGCAAAAGATCTAAGTACGGCATAGAGAATGTCCCCGGCAGAATAATCGGGGAGATCGTCACAAGATGCCTGCAACATAGAAAATAAGGACTTCCTTTTATCTTCGCATTGTAAATGCCTTGCTTTACCACATCCGCCCATAACTTAACTTTTTTGAATTATAGTACCTTCAAAATTAAACGGAATCTTTTCCTCTTTTTGAGACCCATTTTTTTGATAGTGAACAGTCATGTACTTTACGAATCTTCCTATTCCAAATCCTGCTGTATGTATCTCTATATTGAACTTAAAGTGACGGGAGTCTATGATATTCAAATTAGAGGACGTACAGCCACAAGATGTCTCTGATGCTGTTATCTTCATATCATGCTTAGACTCAAGAACGAATGAAAACCTTATACTGTTCCCTTTTTCTACCGGTTCGAAAATGATTTCAAATGATTTACCGTCTTTAGAGAGGTCAATATTATATTGCTTGTCATCTGTAGAAATAACATTAAATTCATCAGAATCCATTGTAATAAGTTCTAACCTGTTCCATCTTGACTTCTCATCATAAAAATCAATAGAATACTGACGATCCATCCACGAAGGACGGGGAAGCCCCTCCCCAAGCGCACATTCCTCTGTCTTGCTCCAGGCCTTCTGCTTGATGAAGCACGTACATACCGAACAACGATTTTTACCTATTTTCTTGCTTACGTACAAAGAAAGAGGAAGCATAGAGTTAGGGACGTTCTTGGTATTGAATTTACATCCTTCACACTTTTCAAGACGTTCCTTGTACCAATCAGGATAATCTTCTTTTTTTCTTGGAAGTTTTTTTAATATCGTATCCATAAAAGCATCGTATATAACTTCCGCTTGCAAAATCTTTTTCATGACTTATCTGTTAAATTCCTGTTCTTGAATATTTTGTATTTCACTAAAACTATGACCCTTACGAGATTTAAAGATAGATAATTTGTTGTGTTTTATCAACATATCCCCACCTTTTATCTCACCTGAGTCATAAGCATCCTTTATCATCCTTATCTTAATATCAAGACACTGAAGTTCTTTTTCCTGATACTTAGATAATTTTTCTACCTTGGATTTAAGACGCTCAAGATTGTGTTTGCGCCTCTCCATCTCATGAAGGTTACAAACCATATCGCCTACATACGGGAACGATACAGACACGTTATCTGTGTACGTACATAAGTTATTAGCATAAGAAATACTGGCTCTGAAAACGTCACGTATTTGGTTTCGGTCGTAAACGCCCCCGGTCTTATCCATCACATCATCTATAATATGTGACTCAAATGATATAGGGAAATCATTCTTCGGCATCGGCTTCAAAAGTTTTCTTTCTGTAAAATAAAGAAACCAACGCACATTGATCTCTTGAACCCTCCAATACAAAAAGACGGCGCATGTTCTCTATATCCGGGCACAAACACCTTGTCCTGTAATTCCCTTCACGGTCAATCAAAATACCACGCTTCTTCATCTCCGTATCCAAAACCGATACATATTGAAGATCGGTACTGAAACAATGAGAAAACTTCTTCTTGGTCTCATACGAATATCCAAACACAAAATAATAGGCAAGAAGATTTAAGTGCCTCGCATCTATGACATTCTTCTCATTGCCTGAAGCCATTAGGTATCCGTTATAAAACAGAAGTATCTTCTTAGCCATATCTACCGTATTGGAATAAGGCACTAAAAGCCTATAAGCCCTATTACTAACATCTTTATTATCACTTTCTTTCATGAGATTATCGTTTTGATACAAAGATAAGGATTAAGGATTTATAAATTTAAAATTAACGTATTTTATGACAATGGATTCAGGATTTGTCCCGATATTTGCACTGTAACATTAAAAAATAAGTTCTTGTTGTTTGATTCTTGAATTTTATTTCTATATTTGTAGCACGTTACAGATTTGAAGTCAATTCAAATAAAACGATAAGAATATAAAATATTAAGTGTCTTGTTGTTTTTCTACTTGGATTGATTCAAATTTGTAACGGGATTTTGGAGTTTTCCGGACGAAAAAAAGACATGAATCGGATGGATATCCCCAAAAATCCATCCGATTTTTTTTTGTTACAGATTATGAATCTACAATTAGGTAGAAATATTAACATAAGTCTCAGACTTTTGGAACAGTGGTCAGATGATTCGCTGTTCATGGAATTGTATGCTTTATACTGTATGATAAAAATCTCCCGCCGGGATTCGAGAATAAGATTCAAAAACCAGAAAGATCTTCTTCATAAACTTGGAATCGGGTATTCGAAGTTCAAGAACATGACAGGACATCCGATGTTTGACGAACTGTTCCGTATGACGGATAGTACGTTCGTTGCAAGAAGATATCGTGTTAATGGCGTACAACTTACTCTCGGGTGCGGGAAAGTGAATATTCCAAAGAATAGGATTTTAATTAAGATAAAGAAAAATGAAATAACAAACCATGAAAAGGTCCTTGACAGGATAAGAGAGGCGATGTTTGTTAATTTAGTCAGAAACAATGAGTCTGTACTGAACAGTGGAGAGACAAACTCTCAGGCTGATGTCGTAGACGGAAGCCACTCGTATTATGGATTAATTGATTCGACGATAAGTAATAAAACAATTGCCTTGTACTTGAATGTAGGACTAACAAAAGCGAAAGAGATTGTCGGTATGGCGATACAAGACAAGCTCGTAAAAAGGTTCGAAAACATACAATTTATAACATACGTAGATAATCCTCGTGCTTACATTGAAGCAAACGAACATAACTACCCAATAGGTAAGCTGATTCCGGTATATAGGCACGGAGCCGTTTTCTGGCAAATAGCAAATACCTGGACCTTGTATAAAAAAGGAGCAACAAACAGATGGTATTTTGGAGAGAAGGATATAGAGAAAGGAGAAAAAGAAAAAGTGAGTAAGAAAGACGATTTCAATTTCTTCTTAAAAGACAATACTCATATCCTACGTTTCCTAAACGCAGAAGAAGTTGTTTCCGAAGATGGCGAAATCCTTGGCATAGATCGTAAAAAGACAAAAGAAGAAGAAGCAAGATCATTGGCTTCTGTTATGGCTAAAGAAGCGCACAAAGACTTCTGGGACGGATATGAGCGAAGTACACAAAACCAGATTGTAAGAAAGTACTATCGCGCTATCATAGCAGAAGATAAGAAGCGCAGAATGGACATGTTCTTAAACTGTCTTAAACAATCATACGACAAGGTTAGTGGGTGGAGTAAGGAGAAGGTAGCCACAGTAAAGGCAGGCATGGCTAATGCGGAAGCCTGCTGTGCTGAGGTGGGGACGTCCGTTGCCGGGGTCTGCGGTAGGGTAAGTAGGAGAATGAAATCCTATAACAATACCGTGTCTGACAAAAAGGCAGGTTTTAATGAGGTACGGGATATGTATGCTGAGTTCGCCGGCGAGATGGCTAAAGCGGTGGGATCGGTAAGCGAAGACATCTATATGTATGTTAAGGCAGAACAGTTTAAGGAAAAGATAGAGAATATGGATATATCTATCCAATCATTACCTAACATTAATACAACAGTAGATAATGATAAAGAATTAGATGGTGAATCTGTATTCAAGGATATACCATTTGAAGAACTATCATTCTATAATAATACCTATCTTTATCCTTCATCTCAGTATTCATCATTGTAATGTTTGGTACTTGAGAGAGGGTCTGTTCTTAGTAGTCGCCTACAGAGTCGAAAAACGATAATCTCGTAGGATATTGACGGAAACACCCGTTAGCCACCAATATGCCATAACCATATCTATACGAAATCATATTACTGTCTGATCTAAAACTACTTATCCAACTTATTATTTCTTTTTAATCCTAATTAATTCATTTTATATTTTATGTTTTATTTTATTTTCATACTTTTGTTTTGTAGAACAAAATCAGAAAAAAGATGGCTATAAGTTACGACAAAAAAATCATGGAGTGCGTTCTTCGTTCAGTTATGTCCGAAGGTAATGTCGCCCAGGGAAAGGCTATTAAGTCTATTTGTAAGTCACCAAAACCGCTGTTTATAACCGGTAAAGGAGGAAGTGGAAAAACAACGTTCCTTAAGCGTATTATACCGGCATTAAAAAATGCGGTTGTTGTAGCTCCTACAGGTGTTGCTGCTGTTAATGCAGGTGGTCAAACCATTCATTCATTTTTTAGAATAGGAATGCAGCCGTATATACCTGAAATACGAAAAGGCGCGTTTATGGATAACTGCGAATATAAATTCAACGGAGGTTCGGAAAAGATTTTACAGAATATAAAGTATCTTATCATAGACGAGATTTCTATGGTTCGCCCTGATCTTCTTGACAACGTAGCTGATATACTTCGTCATGCAAGAGGAGACAAGGACCCGTTTGGCGGCGTGAAACTTATTATGGTAGGTGATTTATTTCAACTTCCGCCAGTAATTAAGGAGGATTTTTTTAGAGAAATATACGATACATCTTACTTCTTTAGCTCCAAGTCTCTAATGGCTTCTGGTATGGAAATGGTTTCTTTTGAAAAAATATACCGTCAGAAAGATGAGAAGTTTATTAGTGTCCTTAATAAGGTGCGTGAAGGGCAGATGGATGATGATGTATTTGATACAATAAACAGCAGATGTATTCAGTCTGATAATAATCAAGGATATGTTGAGATTGTAACTACCAACTCAAAAGCTACGGCTATTAACGAAATGAGAATATCATCGTTACCAGGCTCTTTAAGAAAATTAGAAGCTGTTATAAACGGTGATTATCCTAAAGATGCTCCGGTTGAAAAAACTCTTTTCTTGAAAGAAGGATCAAGAGTTATGATAACAAGAAACGGAGGAGAGTACTTCAATGGCTCTCTTGGTACTGTATTATCTATAAAAAAGGGTGAGATTGAAGTAGTCCTTGATAAACCGAAAGATGATGAGCATACTAAGGTTGTTATAACACCATGTTCGTTTGAGAAAGTAAAATACGTAAGAAACGGATATAAGATAGAATCTGAAGTAGTAGGAGCTATTATTCAGTATCCTATAAAAATAGGTTATTCTATCACGATCCATAAAGCCCAAGGCCTGACATTGGATGCGGCTATGATGGACGTATCTAATTCTTTTGAAACAGGACAGCTATATACGGCTCTTTCAAGAGTAAAGTCTCTTGATGGATTATATCTTCGTCAACCTATTCCTAAGACGGTAAAAACCAGCGATCAGGTGGTGATAAACTTCTATAAAAGGACTCTTGGTAATGGAGGTATTGTGAAACCGGTTCCAATGGAAGAGCTTGAAAAGTCAATGATTAATTTGTCAACCGGATCTGAAATAGATTTTGCAGAGTTTAATTTATAAAAAAAAATATAGTTATGAAATTTGGAGAAGCTTTAGAGGCAGTAAAAGAAGGTAAGTTAATTGCACGTTCAGGATGGAACGGTAAGGGAATGTTTGTCTTTCAGCGCCCGGAAGATTGGTTGTCTACTGATACGATAGTTAATAAAGTAAAGTCATTGCCGGATTCGTTTAAAAAGTACGTAAAAGATTATTATGACATAGATGAAACCAACATGATTAAATTCTGTTCTTATCTGTGCATGAAAGATGCTAACGATAATATTGTAAATGGATGGTTAGCTTCTCAATCAGATATGTTGGCTGATGACTGGATGGTGGTTGGTTAAGGTAACTTAGTTTATCACCGCTTTATTTCTTTTTATAAATCAATCAATTATTTGCTTTTAAAAATTACAGTTATGGAAACAAAAGAAGAAAAACAAAAGAAGTTTGTGACAGAATTTGAAATCAATGGAGAAAAGTATGGCGGATATATTTATGCTACAACTTTTTCCGAAGCTGAAGATTTTGTTAGACAAAGAAAAGCGACAGAGAAAGTTGTAGGTGGTCCGTGTTTAGAACAAGAAGAAATTAATCGTCTTTATAACCATTCCTCTTAGAATTTTCAATGATCCTTGTTTGTTGGCATAACCTTGAGATGGTGATACTATAGTATATAAGTGCATAATAAGAATATGGCAAGAGTAGATAAAATATTTCAAGATAATTTGGCTCTTATAATGAGCCAGCCGTGGGAAGAGGTAAAGCGACCGGTCTACGGTGACGGGACAGGCGTCAAGGTGAAGCGTATCCTGCAAGTATGCAACCAGTACGATCTTCGCCGGGAATTTCCTCTTGGTTCGCTTAGACCTACTAATCTTAAAAACTCCATAAAAGAAATCTTGTGGATTTGGCAAAAAAGATCGGTAGACATCAAAGAACTTGGTCTCCATATCTGGGATCAGTGGGCTGATGATAATGGAAAGATAGAAGGATGTTATGGAGATATGGTGAACAGACATGTTTATATGGGAACCGGAAAAGCTCCAGATGGTATGACAGATATCCATGATGGTCTTTACGGTTTTCTTAACCAAACAGACTTCATTCTTTGGTCACTCAAGAATGATCGTTCATCAAGAAGAATAGTAGCATCTATGTTCGATCCTGAAACTAATAGTCTTAAGCCACTTCAAGAATGCGCGTTCCAGATTAATTTATCTGTTAAAGGAGATGAGTTATATATGACTCTTTACCAGCGCAGCCAGGATATGATTACAGCTTCTTACTGGAATGTAGCTCAATATGCGGCGTTGATGATGATGTTTGCTCATGACGCCGGGTTAAGGCCCGCAGTTTTCACTCATTTCATACAAGATATGCATGTGTATGACCGTCACGAAGAACAGGCAAACGAGCTCCTCCGTCGCTCTCTTTTCGGCCCGGTTCCGCAGGTTACTATCTCGTCTCGTATGGAAGGGAAAGGGTTTTATGATTTTGTAGCTGATGATTTTGAGGTATGGAATTATGAACCGAAGGAGCAAATAAAATTTGAAGTTGCGAAATAATCGCGAATAATACATAACCCATACAAATCATAACCAATTTGTATTGTATTATGTATAATAGCCAAAAGCTATTCCGATTATTAGCCTAAGTGTTGAAACAAACACTACTTTATTTAAGAATATATAGTTACCTACGGATGTTTGCCCAAGTCTGTAGCTCTAAGGTAAGTGATTAAACAATGGTTGTATTCGAGCTATAGTGTTGCTTACTAAAAACCTTAAATAACATTGGCGATGGGTACTAACAGGGTTTTACTCTGACTTATGTTGAATAAACATTAAAAACGTTTGTAAGTATGGTGTACGTACAGGATATAAATGGTAAACCTATGATGCCTACAACGAGGCATGGTAAGGTAAGACGATTGCTTAAATCAAACAAGGAAATCGTTGTAAACCTATGTCCGTTTACCATCAAATTAACGTACGTCACATCTGATTACAAACAAGAAATTGTGTTAGGCGTTGATGCTGGTACTAAACATGTTGGTCTATCAGCAACGACGAAAAGCAAAGAACTTTACAGTAGTGAAGTAATTCTTAGAAATGATATCGTAGATCTTTTATCTACAAGAAGAGAGTCAAGAAAGGTGAGGAGAAATAGATTAAGATATAGAAAACCTCGTTTTGACAACAGGGTGAAAAGCAAGCGTCCAGGATGGATAGCACCTTCGGTGAAATACAAAGTAGACGCTCATATTCGTGTTATTGGCAATGTATGCTCTATACTACCAATATCTCGTATTGTTATTGAAGTAGCTCAATTTGATACTCAAAAGATTAACAATCCTAATATATCAGGTAAGGAATATCAGGAAGGTGATCAACTTGGTTTTTGGAATGTAAGGGAATATGTTTTAGCAAGAGATGGGCATAAATGCCAGTATTGTAAAGGCAAATCAAAAGATTCTATACTGAATGTTCATCATATTGAGTCTCGAAAAACCGGAGGGGATTCCCCATCTAATCTTATTACCTTATGTGAAACTTGTCACAAAGAATACCATAAAGGTAATATAGATTTAAAGATCAGAAGAGGCAAGTCGCTCCGCGACGCAGCCGTAATGGGAATCATGAAATGGAGGTTGTATGAAGAACTAAGGTCTAAATATGGCATAGTTTCTATGACTTTCGGTTATGTTACAAAATACAATAGGATTAATCATGGTATTGAAAAATCCCATGTTTCAGATGCTTTTGTTATTTCTAAGAACTTTAATGCTATAAGGTTAGGATATTATTATAAAGTAAGATTAGTGAGAAGACATAATCGTCAGATCCATAAACAGAAGATTCAAAAAGGAGGGATAAAAAGACTAAATCAATCTCCTTTTGAAGTTTTTGGTTTTCGTTTGTTTGATAGGGTTATGTTTGAAAACAGTTATTATTTTATATTTGGAAGACGTAAAACCGGTAGTTTTAATATTCGAGATATTGATGGTAAAAACCAGAAGAATGTCACGTACAAGAAATTTAAACTGTCAAGGTGTAAGCGTTTTATGATACAAAAGGAAATGAATTGATTAATTTGAATGAAAAAATATAGACATGAGGGGCGAAGAAAAATGTAACCGATGCGAGCAGTTTGGACCGAACGGTCTCACTGATTATCCATGTAAAAGGATTCCATCAAGGAACTGTCCTTGGTTTATAAAAATATCGGATAAGAAATACAAAAAGATTCTTTCCGATAGGGTGAAAAGAATTAAGGAGAATGAGAAACTTAAGCAAGAGATGATGAAAGATCAGGATCTTGTTGAAGAAGTAAAACAAAATACAAAGAGGTTAATGCAATGAAAAAGAAAAATATAAAACCAGAAGAAGTGGAAGTCGTTATTCCTAAAGAAGTAGAAGCTATTAACATATGTGGAGATATCAATAGTTTTATAAAACATATTATATATGTCAGCTTGGATAAGGTGAGTAGTGATAGGGCGTTTGTAAATAACGATATTCTGTATATGGTTACATACGCCTCTATAAAAGGTAAAAATATACCTGTTGGTGTATTAGCAAAACAAAAAGAAGCTGAAACAGAAGATATTGCTATGCCGTTTGAGGATATTGGAAGAGATGTAAATGTAGTGTATCCTATTGAAATAGGAAAGAAGTTTAAAGGATTTTACATTCTTAGTAATGGTGCTGTGGCTATCGATTACGAACTTACAGACAATGGAGGCTTTGAAGATGACGATAGCATTGGTAAAATCGACATGAATCTAAATTGATACATTATGGTATTATATATAGCAGCAGACCCAGGAAAAGATGGAGCCATAGCCTGCATCGATCAAGACAGCAAACTAATATCGAGAATCTCAACTCCAAGAATATCAGCTTCAGGACCAGTAGACTTGACTAAAGAATATGTTTTTTGCCGGGATACGATCGTAGAAAACAATCCTGATAGGGTAGTGTTTGTCATAGAGGACGTCCACGCACTGTACGGGGTCAGCACGTCCTCTACAGCCTCCCTCATGGAAAACAAAGGCCAACTGCATGGACTGTTCCTCTCCCTCTGCATGGCATTTACGGACATAAGTTGCTCCGTTAATTTCATAGCCCCTAAAACATGGCAGAAATTGGTTTGGACGCATTCTGATAAGGTCATGGAAGCCAGTAAGGTAAATACTAAGAAAACGTCATTGGCTTGCGCTAAAAGGCTGTGGCCAAACGATACGTTCGTTAAAAACGAAAGATGTAAGACAGCCCATGACGGTATAGTTGATGCGATGCTTATAGCAGAAGCAGCAAGAAGAACCATTTAATCTATTTTAAATCATTTTAAATCCAATTAATTCGTAATTAGATTTTAAAATAATACATTTGCAGTGTTAGATAGTCATAATCGTAAGTTTTAAAAAATGAAAGTAAGAGTTCCTGGCATACTAATGAATGAGAAACTTTCAAACATTTCAAAGATGTTTGATAAGGTTCTAAAGGATTGTGTCACATCGAATATAAAAATTACTTTATATTTTGATCATATCCGGATACAAGCCATGAACGAACGTATAACATATACGGATGATATTTTCGATGTGAATACTGATATTTCTTGTGACTATAAGTTTTCTCTTTTAGTAGATGCCGGGACTCTTATTTCGTTTTTTAAAAATCATAACCAGGATATAGAGATAGAGATTAAAAACGATTACAGTATCGTTTTTAAATACGATAGAGGATCTTTTTCTTCTACTTGGATTGAGGATAAGGCTTTCCCTGATTTCTTTTATCCTGTAGGTGATGGTATTCGTGTTATGAGCTCGTCTTTCATTCAGTCTATGAAAAGATCTTTTGCGTTTGTTGGATCGGATGAATTTAGACCGGCTATATGCTCGATTCTTCTTAATGTGAAGAAGGACTATATTGACATTGTTTCTACTGATATGTTCCGTCTGTTTATAAACAGGAAAGAATATGCTAATGCAGTAGAAGAAAGGTCACTTATGTTAAGTGAGGTCGCAGCTTCTATTTTATACCGTTTTCTATCTGATAAGGATACGGAGATCAGTATTTCCACAGATGGTGTTAGGACGTTTTTATGCTTTGATAATGTGATTATATCGGATATGAACGTAGAACAACAGTATCCTAACTACGAATACGTATGTAATAAATTCGAAAAATCTTCGAGTGTTAAGTTCGATAGGGATTTGCTTATATCGGTTCTTAATTCCATGACTTTAGTGGATAATGTTGTCAATGTTAAGGTAGATGAAGAAAACGGCATAACAGTAATGTCTGAGGATTTTGGAAATAGAAAAAAGATAATGGAATCAATGCCTTTTAATGCGCTGGAAGGCCCGTGTTTTAATTTTTCTATCGGTAAGGAAAATATACTGTCTTCCGTAAAATCACTTATAAAAGGAGATGTTGTTATGGATTGGTCTGATCAGTATAAGATGATAAAGATGTTCAATCCTAAATACGAATCAACATACGTCTTAAATCAAACATTGTATAATCTATAAAAAAAATAATAATATGGCTTTTAGAGAAAACAGAAGTTTTGGTACAACTTATTATCTGTATATTAATTCAGATGGTAACTTGTATGAAAAAAGTAACGAACCAAAAGAAGGTTTTGTTCAGCACATAAATCCTAATAGCGGTCAGCCGGCAGGATATTGGAAAGAGTATTATAATGGAGTAGTTGGGTACATTAACTACATCGGGTTAAAGTCAAGCACTTTCTCTAATGGAAATACTGTTACTAATTTCCTTATCGTATTAAAAGATTACGAGCTTAATGAAAACTATTGTATTTCCATACCTCTCGTTAATCAAAAAGGAAATATCAAGGGCTTTGTTAAGAGCTTCGTAAAATACTACGAAAACATCGATTTCAGTCGTGAAATTTATTTCAATGTCTTTAAGAAGAAGAAAGATGATGAGTTTGGATCTTCGGAACTTATTATCGCATATGCCGGAGTAGACGGAGAAGAAGATCAGCTTGTTGAACGTTTTTATAAAAAAGGCGTAAATGGTTGGCCTGACCCTGTTGAAGTTACAGGATTTGATGGCAAGAAAAGCCTCGATTATTCAGCTCAAAACAACTTTACTTATCAGAAGATTACTGAATATTCAAACAGGTTCAATGCTTCTATTAAAGACATCAGAGCCGGTATAATGGCTAAATTAGGTTTAGGAGGAAATACTCAGCAAGAGCCGGTAGCTCCTCAGACTTATACCCAGCAGCCGGTCGAGCCTCAACAGGTTCAACAACCTCAGTCTGTTCCGAGTGCTATTCCGTATCAGAATTACCAACAGCCAGCACAGTATCAGGCACCGGCTCAGCCTGCTGCACCTGCCCAGGCACCTACTACAAGGAGCACCAAGCCTCAGCATCAGACGCAGCCGCAAGCACAGATGCCGAACTTCCCTCCTATGGAAGAAGAAGACCTTCCATTTTAATATAAACATCAGCCCAGGAGAATAACATCTCTTGGGCTTTTAAAGATTGTGTAGAATGATAGTAGAAATAGTTACAAGATTTCCCCTTATTAAACTTCGTAGGAAAGTGACAGAAGAAAGGATTATGGCGAAGCATGGGGATAAATTATGTATGATCTACTCAGAAACCAGAGAAAAATATAAGCAAGGAGATGAGTGGGTCGATGATCCTAATGATGCAGACATAAGTACTTTTCGTGAGTGCTATGAATCAACTAAGGACATAAAAAAAGAAGGTATTGTTTATTGTACTATAAAAATATGATCATGGATAAGTTAGAAGATATTGAAAGACTTCTTTCTGAAAAAGAAGATAGCAAGAAGGATACTGTTTCTGAAAAGAACAACAAACATAAAAAAGAAGATAAGGTCGTTAATAAAATACCTGAATCGTATTTGACTCCAGGTTATCAGAAGACTGTGCAGGTAGGTATTAAGAAACTTTATCCTGATGTCGTGATACCTGAATACAAACATGATGGCGATGCATGTTGTGATATTCGTGCATATAGAGTGGTGAAGATGGTGAATGACATGGGAGTGGAAATAGATGTTCCTTCCGATTTTGAATCAATAACCTTATATCAAGGTTATTCTGTTAGAATCGGAACCGGCTTCAAGTTGAATATCCCAGAAGGATGGTGTGCGAATGTAGAAGGAAGATCAGGATTCTCTTTTGACGAGGGAGTGGTAGTTACTAACGCACCCGGTAAATGCGAATTTACCTACAAAGGAGAGTATATGGTTAATCTTACTAAAATCAATAAAAAACCGACCGTAATCCATAAAAACGATCGAATAGCTCAGATGGAAATCGTTCCACAATACAAAATGGTATTGGAAGAGGTGACAGATATTGAGGTAGAAGACGGAAATGAACGTGGAGAAAAAGGTCTTGGTAGTTCTGGAGTTAAGTAATATTTAAATATTTTGAAAAATGAGCATGTTAGGTTTTACATTCATCACAGACAGCAAGCTGTCAATGTACAGGGAGAAAGCTATTAAATCCGAAAATCTTGCAAAAGAAATTGAGGAAATGCAGGATAAGGCTGATTTTTACAAGGAAAGGCTTTCAGAACTTAAGTCAGATATTGCTTCAAAGGATAAAGAGATTTTATCTATTGGCAAAGATCTTTCTGAGTCTAAGGAAAAGATTGACGCCTTGAAGGAAAATCAGAAGAAGCTGATAAAAAGCGTCAAGAAGAAAACGGAAGAACTTGATGCGGCCAAGGCTGATCTTGACAAAGCTAAGTCTGATCTTGATGAGGCTAATTACAAAATCAGCAACTTGGAAGAAAAGAAAAACAGTATATCATTTGAATTAAAAAAGAAATCAAATGAATTGATTGAAGCCAGGATCAGAATCGGAGATTTGGAAAACGAGGTTTCGGTTGGGTCCAAAACAATACAAGAGTTAGAATCGAAGCTGAAATTAATGCAAGTAGAATTAAGAGGCTACCAGATAGGTATAATCGGTAAAGACAAAAACGATGTCTCTGAGCCGGAATTGGATAAAGATGAGGAGTCGGATAAGGATGTGGCAGAACCAGAGAAGTCCGATGTTGTTCCTGAGACGGATGTGATTCAGGAAGAAGCCGGTGATATTGTGGAGTCTGAAAAAGAAGCTGAACGAGTAAAAGACACTAAAAAGAAGAAGAAAAAGAAATAATTATTTTAATCCTTTTTATATTTTAATGTTTGCCATATTATGGGTTAGTACTTAACTTTGCGTTGAGAGAGTTTTTAGGATAATTATTGGTTAATATTTAGCTGTTATATGCAGGCGTCTGTGAAGGCTCCTGCATATTTTTAAGGTCCTGTAGCTTAGTGGTGAAAGCAGGCGGCTCATAACCGCAAGATCGTGGGTTCAAATCCCTCCGGGACCACTGTCCAATGGTGTAGTGGTAGCACAACAGATTTTGGTTCTGTTAGCGGAGGTTCGAATCCTCCTTGGATAACGATTAAGTTTTTGTGGAAATGTTAATTATCTCAGTGTTTGTGGTGTGTGAACATAGCAAACATCAAATAGCCTGGTAGTTAAACGGATATAACAAAAGTTTCCTAAACTTTAGTTCCGGGTTCGACTCCCGGTTGGGCTACAATATGGCCGATTGGGTGAATGGTTTAGCCGGAGGTCCGCAAAACCTTTTATGGCGGTTCGATCCCGCCATCGGCCTCTAAATTAATATAACATGAGAAGAATTTTATATACAAAAGAATTGCTTGAAGGTATAGTAAGGAATGTTCATACATATTCAGATGTATGTAGAGCTCTTGGATTGTATCCTAATTCTGGAAATATAAAAACGTTACATCATAAATTTATTATTTTTAAAATAGATACCTCTCATTTTTATAAATCTAAAGAATTGTCAATATTTAGGATAAATAGACCGCTTAATGAGATACTTGTTGAAAATTCAAATTATTTAAATACTGATTGTCTTAGAAGAAGATTAATAAAAGAGGGATTAAAGGAGCGAAAATGTGACATATGTGGTATTTCAAAATGGATGGAAAAGGATATATCATTACAGCTTCACCATATAAATGGTATAAAAAGTGACAACAGGATAGAAAATTTGCAAATATTATGCCCTAATTGTCATTCTCAAACATTAAATTATAAAAATAAAAAATGAACTACCCAGAGCAACAAATGCTTAAGATCCTTAATAGGGATCTGTTAAGTAATCCGATGTATGTTATTAACAATCTCCATATATATGATTGGGAATCTGACTTCCTGGCCATAACAAGATCATTGTACGCTTATGAAGTAGAGGTCAAGATGTCTAAACAAGATTTCTTTAACGACTTCAAAAAGGATAAAAAACATAAGGTTCTTAAAGACGGCATTATTAAGGTAGGTGGTGTCATAAGCTATCCTCCAAACTATTTCTACTACGCCTGTCCGCCTAATATGATTGACGTAAGTGAAGTTCCGTCTTATGCCGGGCTGATTTATGTCGATGTTAGTAAAAATAGGAAGAACGTCGTTAAGGTCGCACCTTTAATTCATAGACAGAAGTTTGATGTAGTGGGTAGGAAACTGGTGGATAAGTTTTACTACAATATGCTTACTTGGAAGAAAAGAGCTATTTCAAACGTGTATGCTGACCCAGCCAAGGAGAGAGAGAAAGGCGTGCGTGCCGGAGCTGAGGCTGTGAGGAAGTCGGCCTGGGATGCGTTCAGGGCGCAGTGCCCGCACATTGCTTTCCCCTATGGAAAAGAATTTCCGATGTGTGACGATCACGAACAAGATCATCCCATGAGAGACTGCATACTTCAGTGTGAAAAAGGTAGAATATTTAAAAACAGATTGAAATGAGCACCCCACGTGAATTAAGTAGAATAGCTAATAGGATAGCCGGTAAGATGACTGATGATGGATGGGTTAGCCCCGGTAGAAAGAATCTCGTTTCCGATAAGAAGGTTATGGAGTTAATAGATTCGATTTTTAATGAAATTTGGAGAGAATTAGATGACGGGAAAAGAGTCCATATCAGGAAACAGATGATTTTCAAAAAGATTTTTGTCAGTAGGCAAAAAGATAAATACTATATACAATGCATAGAAAAAAGGGACGCCAAATAGACGTCCCTTTTTGTTTTTTATAAGCAATACAGACGTGAATAATCACATCACTTCATTACTGTCCTTACCAACTTAGAAACAGCTTGTGTGATAGTCCACCTGATGTTAGCATTAACATTGATAGTCTGAGGAGTACCGTTTGCATCCAAGTTGATTACCTCCTTGTCTATTTCCAAGAACGGATCACCTGCTGTCTGGGTAATAACCGTATTAGCTGTCTGACCACCAGCGGCCGTAACCTTAAGAGTATTTACCAGATCGTTTATATTAGTGTTCGCTGCAATACCGGAGAATACGATACTGAAAGCAAAGCCCCCTGTTGCACCAGGGTCGTCGGCAATAACAGCGCCGTTGTTGGTAGCCTTGCCTGCTGCTTGATAGGAGGCTGGTATTTTCAGCGCCAGAGGATGAGACTCGTCTGGAGTTAAGGAGAACGTTAATTTAGTTGAGTTACTTGTACCGTTGATCGTTACAGTACCACCTCCTTTTCCTACTGATGCAGTAGGATCTATTTTTACAAACTCAGCTACCGCAGCTTGGTTTATGGTAGCACTTTTCTTAACACCACCGGATTCGGCACCAAATTCTACTTGTAACGTACGCTGTACACGACCTTCGTATTTTTCACCTGATACGGTAACCGCCTGATCACCATCACCTGATCCCGGATTGAAGGTTACAAAACCTATTTTCATTTCTGCCATGACATTTATTTTTAATTGATTAAGATACCGACAAATATATGATTATTTTTATTCTCTTACGTCATTGATTTATTTTTATTAAATACGTAGTGCTATGGGTTTTTTTATCATGTTTTAATCCTATTTATTTCTTTGTTGATTATTTATTATGCATATTTGCAACATCAATATAAAACATTATAACCATGAAAGTAGATTTTTTTAACAGTAAGGATTTTTTAGGATCTAAAACTAAAGAAAGCAAGATCCGGAAGTTGTCAATCAGCAAAAGTAAGATAATGACTATCTCTGTCGATAATTTGAATTGGATGGGGGTAACGGATGCGGTTGTTATCGGCTTAGAAGAAGGGAAGATATTTGAAGGAGTTGAAAATACGGTCTTTTATCTGGCTGCTTCTGATGTTGAAGACGAGAGATCGTTTAAGGTAAATAACCTTGGTGTAAAATACAAGAGAGTTTACTTAAAAGACCTGCTCGATTATCTTGGATGGGATATAGGAGAAAATTCTTATGCTGTGTATGATATTATAAAAGAAGACAGTAATCTATTCCGTCTTCAGCTTAGGGTAATAAAAAAGAGTAGGAGTGAAAAATGATGAACGATTTGGATATTAAAAACAAAAGAATACTGCTATTCGATTTTGACGGGACGCTTATAGAAACCGCTTCTGGGAATACGTTCGCTACAGACTTGACAGATATGAGGATTAAGATGGATGTGGTGAATAAGGCTCTTGACCTCATGCAGGAGAACGGCGTTAAGGTGTTTGCTATCGTAAGCAATCAAGGAGGAGTAGAAGCTGGGTTTGTTTCTGGAGCTGATATTGAAGCTAAGATAGAATACGTACTGAGGTCCGTACATGATCTGGCGGTAAAACGTGGCATAAGAGGCGTCCTATATGAAAAAAGGTTGTGTTATTCAAATGACGAACAAAATCCGATGAGGAAGCCTAACACGGGCATGATTGATGATATTCTTATGAAGTGTAAAGACACGGTAATGCGTGGTATGAACTTTAGTCAACTTAAGGGATGTTCGTTGATGGTCGGAGACGCCAGTGGTCTGCCAGGGCAGTTCTCTGATTCGGATAAGGTATGTGCTGAGAATGCCGGTATTGACTATATGGACGTTATCACGTTTGTTGGTAAATAATTTTAGGTAGTTATGTGCAATATTATGAAGGTGAATAAAACGGCGATAGTTTATCATAAATCGGATTTAGATGGCGTTGTGTCGGCAGCCATCGCAACCATGTACGAAAACAGTAAAAACAAGGATGTTATTTATATCCCGTATTCGTATGAAGATGATGTAAAGAAAGTTATTGATAAAGTAGATGAATGTGGGGTTGTTTACGTTCTTGACGTGTCTTTCGGAGCCGATTCTAAAACGATTTTCAAGAAATGGCTTGATGAAGGAAAGAGCCTGATGTGGATAGATCACCATAAGGGAATTATTGAGGACAGTAAGACATGGGGGTTCGTAGTTCCAGGGTTGAGGAGAGTCGGCGTCGGTGCGTGCGCTCTGGCTTCGGACCTGCTTATGGGGAAGGTGCCGGCGATCGTCCGGTGCCTGTCAGACTACGATGTGTGGAATAAAGAATCTGAATTAGGTTGGGATACGGTAGTAGCTATCCAGTATGCCTTGAGATCAAAAATAAGACTCAATGTATTAATAGCATTGTCGTATTTGTATGACCATTTTAAAGAAGATATGAAGGACAATGAAATTGATCTTATTTTTTATGATCTCGCTAAAGAAGGACGTGCTATAATTAATTACATGGCTGGTAAAAACGAACAAGAGGTAAGTGCGTATTCGTTTGAAGCGTATGTTGATGAGGTGAAGGTAGTGGCGATGAATACCACCGAATTTAGTTCTAAGGTATTTGATTCTCTTACACCAGACTGGTTAGACGGTAGAAAAATTAAAGCCCTTATGCCATTTTGTATCATGCCAGGTGGTAAGGTTAGGTTCTCTCTTTATGAATGCGTAGAAGACAGCGCGGATTGCTGTGAAGTAAGTAAGAGATTCGGCGGTGGAGGACATGCTGGTGCTGCTGGGTTTGTGCTTGATGTCACGGATATCAGATTCAGGGAATTTATAGAAAAACATAAACTTATATCACAATGAAGTGCGAACTGTATCAATTTACCCCAGAAGTCTATCCCTTTAATCTGTGGATATATGTAGGTAAAGATGTTTCTGGTATGGTAGAGTGTTTCAATAACGATTTTAGTTACATAGATAATAGTATGGGCGCAACCATAACCGTACCATATGGAGGATGCAAATCAGATCCTTGCACAGGATTTTTGATATGGTTTATTAATAAGAACGTTATTGATTTTAACACAGTCTCACACGAGGCAGCCCATGTGTCTCTCAATGCATTTGATTTCTTAGGAGAAAAAGTAATGAAATCAGAACCTTTCTGCTACCTCGTTGGATGGGTGGCAGGAAAGTGTGAAGAAGTAAAGAAAGGAAAAGTACGAGATAAATTAATATGGGAAAGTAAGTGAGGTAATTTTAAAATATTGTTGGTTGTAGTAAGCAGGGAGGTCCTAAATAGGCTTCCCTGCTTTTTTTATGTGATGAGGAAGAAAGGTGAAAATGTTTATGTTACGGGAGAGAGATTAAAAATGTTTGTGTGATGGGAGAGAGATTAAAAATGTTTGTGTGATGGGAGAGAGATTAAAAATG